TGGCCGTGGTGTTGCCAAAGATTGTAGTGCCGGTCGATTGAGCCTCGATCGTCACCTTGTCTCCGGCGGCCGGAGTGATTTCGATGGTCGGGCTCCAGTGAACCCCTGCCGGACTCACCGTATCGCCGAGGAAGGTTGCGGAGCGGAAGACCACAGCATCCCCCAACCCGCCCGCCGCCCCGACGTGGATCTGGAAAAAGATGGTGTTGGCGGGACCGGCAGTGATGATGACGGCTTCGATGGTCGGCCGGACGATAAACTTCCGAACCCCATTCCCGCCAACGCCAGGAAGCGCGATTCCCGTCAGGCCAGCAATGGCGATGGTGCCAGCGGCCTCATCCCCCCCGGTCTTCTGCGAATAGCTCCTCTCGAGGAAGGGATGGTTCCCAGAGATCCGCGAGCTCGTGCCGGCATCGGCGATGGCCGTCGTCACGGAGTCGAAGTCGTTCTCTTCGACCACGGTGTCCACGGCACCGGCGAGGATCGAATAGCCGGTCGTCCCGTCGCGGTGGACGTTGCCCTTGAAGACGTTCTGCTCGGCGCCCGACTGGACCTGCACGTGAGTCGTGCCGCCCTCGATGTGGCAGTCCTGGAAGATGTTTTCGTCGCCGATCACGTCGATGCCGGTGGTGCAATCGCGGAGGTGGCAGTCCTTGAAGCTGTTGCGCCTCCCGTCGCCTTCGACCCGGAGCCCAGCGGCCGCGCCGCGCACATGGACACCGATGAAGAGGTTCCGATCGGCGATCTCGCCTCCAAGCGTCGCGTCCACGATGGCGCCGCGGCTCGAGGTTCCGGTCAAAAAGACGACGCCGGGCCCGATCGCGTTGTGCTCGCCGCCGATGTCGAGGCCGCGAACCTGCTCACCGCTGCCTCGAGCGACGAAGGCGGAGAGGGTCGAGAATCGCCCGTGCTTCGAGCTCGCGGCGATCTTCTGCTCGCCCCAGAAGCCGCGCTGAATGCTGGGGGCGGCGCGATTCAGGTCGATCGACTGGACACCCACGATCTCGACCTGGCCGGCCCACTTCACCCCGCTGCCGTCATTGTCGTAGGCGCCAGGGTTCGAGACCGTACCGGGCCCGATGTAGATGCGGGCGTTCTGGGTGATGTCGTCCTCGACGTTGACGCCGTGGCGGCCAGGAGCGTCCATGAAGAAGCGGCTCACGTGGATGTCGGTGTTGCGCGTCGTCGAGTTGAAGATCCGCACGCCGTCGCGCCTGGCGTCGAGCACGCGGATCTGGTCAATCACGATCTCGGTGCAGCCGTCTCCGACCGAGATGCCCTCGGAGCCCGTGGCGTTGTTCGCCCCGTTGGCGTTGAGAGTGATCCCGATGATCGAGGCGCGCGTGGTGCTGCTCGGGAAGCTGATCGCGATGGCGTTGACCGTGTTGTTCAACGAGAGCCGCGTCCCCCACCAGCTCCCTCCGAACAGCGCGACGTTGCTCTTCATCGTGAGGGTCGCGTCGAGCGGATAGTTGGCGTGGTGGGCGAGAACCGTTCCTCCGCCGGCGGCGTTGGCAGCGTCGATCGCAGCCTGGAGCGCGACGCGCGTGGCCGCGGCCGGCAGGTAGAAGCCCGTCACCGTCAAGGAGAGAAACGCCTCCTTGCCCAGCGTGCTCGCGATGTGCTCGAGGATGTCCGTGAGGCCCGGCGGGACCTCTGTGTGCCCGGTGTACGTGTCGAGGGTCACGTCGGTATTCGGCGTCGAGAAGGCGGCCGAGACCACGTGCGCGTAGACCGGATCGGGCGCTCCGCCGATCATCTTCACCCGGCGTCCGACCGGGAAGTAGGCGGTCATGTTGGTCCCGCCACCGATGCGGACCACGTTGGCCGAGAGCTTCGAGACGGTGAGCGCAGCCCCGGCAGAATCCCGCATGAGGCGCAGGTATTCGGGATCGTCGTACCACTGGCGCATGGCGCGCAGGTTCTCGCGCGAGGCGTTGTTCACGTCCGAGCGGTTCATCAGCTCGGGCCAGCCGCCATCGACAGGCGGGAAGTTGTTCAGCGCCGCCGTCTTGCTCCACTGGTAGACCTCGCGGGCCATCTACTTCCCTTCCGCCTGCTTGAGAGCTTCCCGGTACTTTCGCGAGGAGTATTCGTTGATCCGCGTCTGGATCTTGGTCCGCTCTCGGATCAGCTCTCGAATCCGGTCGCGCTTCTCGCGCGGCGCGAAGTCGGTCGCCACCTGGCCGCGCTCGATCCTGGCGATGGCCTTGTTGATCTTCTGCACGGCCACGTTCGCTCGATCGTAGGGGACCGCCAGCATCGCCATCGCGCGCTGCTCGGGGTCGGCTCTGACCTCCCGAAGCAGCGCGATGTCGCCTTCCTTCTCGAGCGCGCGATGGGCGCCGCGGACCTCGCCGAAGAGCTCGAGGCGCCGATAGAACTCGTCCACGTTCCGATTGCGCGGCTCCGCGCGGTGGAAACGGCGCGTGAGGACCCGGTACGGCTGCGCCTGGGCCGGCCCCTCGGGATCGAGCCACATCCGGTCGATGGCGTCGGCTCCGTACATGACGATCTCGCCGAACATGCCCCGCAGCAGGGCCTCGGCCCGCGCCGGCGAGCGCAGGAAGTCGGGGACGTTCGGATAGTCGCGCAGCAGCTCCCCGTATCGCTTGAAGACCTCCGGCTGGCTCGCACGCGCCTGCTTCCAGGCGTCCACGTTGCGAAGCTCCATCGGCACGATCGGAGAGCCGGTGAAGAGCACCCGGTTCGCAAACTGCTCGACGGCGATGTCGAGACCGGCCGGCATCGGCAGCGGGAAGCCCTCGGTCCCCATGTGCATCCCGAAGTTGGCCGCCGCGAGCTCGAGCGCGTGTTGAAACAGGCCCTTCGTGATCGGGTCGGGATCATCGAGCCCAAAGGTCCACATGCGGTCGAGGAGCGCCATCGCCGAGCCGGCCTCGAATGGGCGCGGGTAGTAGAAGCGGTGGAACTTGTCCTCCGGGAACTTCGGGTTCCACTGCCCCGTCAGCTCCCGGGGGATCGGGATGCGCCAGTAGGCGTCCTTCATCCACTCGGGCTCGTTCTTATAGCCCTCGGGGTCAACCTGGCGGTTGTAGGCGTAGAGCGCCGTCGAGGCGCCGGCCATGATCCCGAGCTTCATCAGCGTGTGGAGCTTCGAGTGCGGGTCGCGCGCGACGCCCCGGTAGAAGCGGTCGGCACCCGCGATCATCGCGCCGAAGAAGGGGATCGTGTTCGTGAGCGCCTGGACGACTCCGTTCGCGCCGCGCAGCGAGAAGTCCGTGCTCACCTCTCGCATTCCGAAGGAGGATTCCATCGCCCCTGCGCCCTTGGCCCTGGCGCGGTTGAACTCGGCCAGGCGCGGGCCCTCTTCGACCATCCGACCGAACGCCTGGAGCATGTGGTAGAGCTCGCGAGGACTCGCCATGACCACGTAGCCGCGCGGGTCGTGGTTCTGCCTCTGGGCGTGGGATACGAGCTGGCCCTTGGTGTATTCGATGCCTCCGCCGCGCAGCGTGGCGGCCCCACCGCCATTGGCGATCGCCAGCCGGTAGCTCGGGTCCTCGAAGACGCGCTGCTTCATCGCCTGGACCGCGGCGGTCAAATGCCGCCCGCCGTGGCGGCGCATCACGTAGGACATGAGGATGTCCTTCGCGAAGTTGGCCGCGGTGAAGGACGGGTCGATCGTGATGGCCTCCTGGCGCACGCGCCGGATCGCGTTGAAGAACTTCATCGGCATCCCGAGCTCGGGATTGCGCATCGCCTGGAGCGCGCGGACGAGCTGCTCGTCGCGCACCCGGTAGTATTCGGGCTTCCCGTCGCGCAGCACGGTCATCACGTTTTCGCCGTGAGGCTTGTCGGCGCCGAGGAAGATCGACACGGCGTCCACCATGCCGTGCGTGTTGAACATCTGATCGACCATCGCGCGCGGGATCCTGGCGCCTCCCATCATCCGCCGGAGCTCGCTCTGGAGGGCATCCTTGATCCGCTCGGTGCCGACCCGGATCATGTCCGCGCCAGCCGGGATCCGCTCGATGAAGAAGCCGGGGAACCCGTCTTTCCCAACGAGATCCGCCAGCTTGAGGCGCACCTGGTTCTCAAGGCCCGCGAAGATGAGCCGCGAGTAGGTGTTCATCCAGTTCTCGAAGGGGTCGGCCAGGGGCCGGGTCGAGCCGTAGAGCTTCTGCACGCCCAGCGTCGAGGCGAGCGGATCCGAGGATCCGGCTCCCGACCTGGCGAGATCGAAGTCGCGGAAGAAGCCGAAGGTGTACTCGGTGTTCCACTTCTCCCAGGCGGCGCGCGTCCCCGGCCCGAGGACCCCGCTGCTCTCCGCGAAGTCGAGCACGCGGCTGTTCCAGTCCCGCATGTCATCGAAGAGCTCCTCGTAGACCTCGCGCCGCGGCCGCATCTTCCCCTGGCCGGGCACCCGGATCATCTCGTTGTCGGCCAGGCCGAGCATCGAGTCGATCATCTCGCGCGAGAAGAGCTTCTCGCGGCGCAGCTCGCCGGGCAGGTCCGCCGGTGCCTGCACGAGCTTCCCGGTGCGCGGGTGGTACGCCTGGCCGTAGAGCTCGTTCGCGCGCCGGCCCGCGAGCCAGAGGAAAGCGCGGTCGAGCTCTTTGTTGGAGCCTGAAACGGGCGTGAGGATCGCCTCGCCGCTCTTCCCGACGTACTCGATCATCTGGCCGCCCGTGTTCGGGTCGGTCACGTGCTTGGGGACGCCCCACTGCATCATCGACTCGATCTGGCGCGAGCGGCCGGCCAGGTTGCGGAGCGCCACGTAGATCCCGTCCGGGAGCATCCCGCCGAAGGTCTTCCGCTCGAAGTTGAGCGCGCCGTGGAACTTGTCGGCGACGCTTTCTCGGAAGCGGTCCACCCGGTTGTGCAGCACGTTCGTCGCGTCTTTGTCGCGTCCGATCGACCCCTTCGCCGCAGCGGCGCCGCCCTGCTCGCGGTAGCGGTGCATCTCCTTCTGCGCCTCGAGCATGGCCTGGCGCTCTCGCCTGCCGAGGCCCGCCACCATCGCGTTGAACTTGGACGCGAAGAGAGGAGCCGCGGGGGCGCGGTTCTGCGGCACGATGGTCTGCGTCTTTTGGTCGAAGACGTTGACTACGTGATTCTGCGTCAGCGCCTCCTTCTGGGTGAACCAGAGGCGCGAGAACTCGGCCATCCCCTCCTCGGTCATCGACCAGTCGTAGGAGACGCGGTGCAGCTCGGCGATGTGGGGGAATCCGTTCTGCTCGAGGCGGCGCATCACCTCGGCCGGGTCGTGCGTCTTGCCGGGCACCGTCCAGCCGCCGATCCGGTCGTCCCAGGCGAGGCCGGTGGCCGTGCCGATCGCGGGATCCTTGTGGAGAGCGAGCTCCGGCCTCTTCATTCCGATCGCGTGCATCCACTCGTGGGGAGCGGTCTGGAGGTCGTACCACCGCTTCACGTAGAGCGCGCCGCGTCCGCCGCCGCCACGCTCGCTCATGCCCGGGAGGTGGCGGAAGTAGCCGAGGAGCGGGCCGCGCTCGCGCATGATCCCGCCCGGGCCGTAGCTGGTCGGGATGCCGAACACCTTCGCGAGCTTCGCGATCGCGTCGCCCTTCCTCACCACCTTGTCGGGGAGCTGGGTCGAGGGGTGGATGTCGTAGAAGGGCACGTAGCGGTCGCCCGCTCCCCACCGCTTCTTCTTGCCAGCGCGGATCTCGAGCGCGCGCACGTCCATCGCCTCGCGGCTTTCGACCGGCTCAGGGTCCCAGCGGTAGAGGTCTTCCCGCGCGTCGAACGCCTGCTGCTGCTCCGGGGTTCGCCGCGGCTCCTCGGGAGTCGAGGGCATCTCGCGATCGACGGCGTGGTCAGAGATCGGCTCGCCCGACTCGTCGCGCTCGAACCGGATGCCGCGCTTCTCCGGGTCCGGCCTCCACTCGCCGACCCGGCGCAGCGCGTGGCGGTTCCAGATCGAGAGCTGCGCGGTCGATCCCATGCCGCCCTTCTGGAAGGCGCCGTCGAATCCAGCCGCGCGGAGCTGCGCCACGTCTTCCGGCCCGAGCCCGCTCTCGACCTCCGCGAAGCGGCCGCGCGCCTCGATCGGGAGCACCTGGGGCTGGCGGCTCGGCGCGATCCCGAGCGGCTCGAGGAACGACGGCTCCCAGAAGCGGATGTTGTAGGGCTGGTCCGAGAACCCGACCGGAGAGGCGCCGCCGCCGGCGGTCCAGCTATCGAGGTCCCGGTCCATGACCTCCCGCTCTCCCGCGCTGATGTAGCCCCGCTGGGCGTTCGGGTGGCTCTTGATCGCGGTCGAGAGGAGCATCTTCTGATCGGCGGTGAGCTCGTCCAGGAAGCTCCATTTCCCGCGCGCGCGCCCGGTCCAGATCATCGGGATCCCGGAGGCGTAGAGCCCCTGGCCGAGCTCCGTCATCCCGCCGCGCCCGCTCTCGGAGAGCTCCTGGTGGCTGGTCAGCACCTTGTAGAGGGGGGCGGGGTCGTCGGTGACGTGCCACGCCTCGATGTTCCCCGAGGGGAGCACCCTGGCGGAGCCTCCCATGCTCCCCTCCCTCGGCGTCTCCGGGTCGTGCTCGCCGCGGACCCGCCGCGAGAGATCCTCGGTCAGGCCAGGGCGCGGCGGCCGTTCGATAGCCGATCCCTCGGCCAGGGCCCGAGCTTCCTCGGCGGGCCCCGGCTTCACCCTCCGATCGACGACGGCCGGCCCTCCCTCATCCAGGAGCTCCCCGGCGTTCGTGGCGCGGATCGGCTGGCCCCTCGAGTCCGTGGGTCCCTCCACCGCCTTGATCTTCGATCCAGGCCACGCCTCGGAGGCCCTGCGCATCGCGTGGTCCCGGTTCGCCCCGCGCACGTAGTCGGACTTCACGTCCCCCTCGGGGGTGGTAGCCTCGATCCAGACCCCGAAGGGGTGCGTGTCCCGGCCAGGGATCTCGTCGCCGCGCGCCTCGGACACCTGATCGGCGAGATCGCCCTTGGCCTTGTCGAAGGTGGCCCGCTGCGCGGCGCGGAACTTGGTCCCGAGGCCGGGGATGGCCCGCGCGGCGAGCGGGCTCGGGGACTTGATCCCGGGCATCGCGGCCAGAATCCCCATCGTGGCCGCCTCGATCGCCCGGTCCGCCCCCTGCTGCTCCGAGACGCCACCAGCGGCCACGCCGAGCACCGCGGCGCGCGTCGCCCGGTGCATGTGCTGGGTGATCGGGAAGAGCGCACCGATCGAGGCGTCGATTGCAGCCCGCTGGACCGCGGGCCCGAGCCCCTGATCCCTGGCCCCGAGGTAGCCCATGATCCCGAAGCCCACGACCGGGCCGGCCAGCTTCACCGCGGCCGCCGCGGTCCCGAGGCTCACCGGCAGCGCGCCGATGACCTGGAGCACCTTCTCGGGCACGGTGTCGCCCGCGAGCTCGCCAGCGAGGGTCGCGTTCTTGGCCGCGCGCGCCCGCATCCCCTCGGCCGAGGTGCGGAAGGCGGCCGCGCCCTCTCCCTTGCCGATCCAGTCGGCGGCCATGTCGAGCGTGTTGGCGAGCAGGTGCTCGGAGCCTGCGACCGAGCCCTCGAAGCCCGCCATGAGGTTCTTCGCGAGGACGTTCTCGAGCGGCTTGTAGTCGGCCGGCACCCGCTCATCGAGGAAGGACTCCTGCGCGTCCGGCGCCATCTCGGCGAACCACGGCGCGCGCTGCGCCAGGAAGGCGCGCTGCTCCTCGCGGCTCTTTCTCCGAAAGTCCGGGTGAGCCGTGACGTGCTCGAAGGGCGTCGCCACCCGCTACCTCATCGACGCTGGTACTGATCGCTGCGCTTGGGCCCGCCGGTGCCGGGCCTCGTTCGCCTCGCCTCGGTCCAGAAATCCGAGATGGCTTCGACAGGCGTGTAGTTGGGCCCGGACGGCGCGGCTCCGAAGCCGCCGCGGCCCATCGGCGTGCTCTGCGCGCCCGGCCCGTACACGGACGAGCCTCCGAAGAACTGCTCCCCGATCCCGCCCAACGCCTGGGGCACACCTCCGAGCGGCGATTCGATCGGCCCCGTGTCCTCGAGCGGCGGCTGCGGCTTCTCCGGCGAGGGCAGCGCCTCGGGCGTCCCGGGCATCGTGAAGAAGTTCTGGAGATAGGCCGCGTGCGTCGTGGGGTCCTCGAATTGCATGATCGACTGCGCCTGCTGGATCCGAGGCAGGATGCTGGGATCCGTTCCCATCTGAGCGTCCTCGCGCGCTTGCGGGCTGAGTCCTTGCCACCACATCCGAGACGCGGTGATGCCGCGGTCGCGCCGCTGCGCGCTCGGCGGGTACTGATCGGCCCCGCCTCCCTCCTTGTACCGCGAGCGCGGCTCGGCCCCGGGAACCGAGGTGATGTTCCCGTAGGCGTCGATCAGCGAGGGCATTTCCATCTCCGGCTGGCCGGGCACCGGAGCGTCGTAGGGGTGGACCTTCGGACTGTCGAAGAGGTCGAGAGCTCCCGCGTTGGGCCCGACGGCGCGCAGCAGGCCGAGCTTCGCCTTGATCTTCGGATCGGTCTCGGTCGCGATCTGCTCGTCGATCAGCCTGTGCCACGACTCCACGCTCTCCTTCTCGCGTCCGTAGATTTCGCTCTGCCGGTCGAAGATTTGGTTTTCGCGCTGGAACTGCCTCATTCCCATCGCCGTTCCCATGAAGGCGTTGCCCTGCTCTCGGCCGTGGCTGCCGATGCCGACCCCGATGTCCTTGAACGCCTGGCCGGCGAGCAGGATCTTGTCCTGGGTCGAGAGGCCGGCGAAGAGCGAGCTGGTGCTCGAAGAGCTGCCGCCTGCCCCCTTGCCTCCGCCCATCCCGCCTCCGCCAGAGGCGCTGCCGCCGGAGCTGCTGGACCCGCCCCCGCTGCCCATCACGCCTCCTTTGCCGCGAGCTTCGTCTCGAGCTCCGCGACCTTGCTAGCGAGCGCGCGCACGGCCGCGTGCAGCGTCCCGCAGTAGTCGATCAGGTTGATCGTCTTCCCGTCGCCGAGACCCGTCGCGGCCTGCCAGTCCTCGGCCATCGGACCCACGTGCAGGTCTTCCTCGAGACCCTTGTAGCTCCAGCGGTAGACCGCCACGGCCAGGAGCTTCTCGAGGGCCAGGTCGTTCTTCTCCTCGCCTTCGAGGTTCTTGTAGGTGCGGCTGCACATGGCGACCAGGCTCGCGATCGAGCCGACGCCCTGCACCGCGGCGCCCACGATGCCCATGATGTCGGTCTCCTTCCCCTTCGTCTTCGTGGTGGTGAAGGACGGTCCCTCCACGAGGAGGTTCTTGTACCGCTCGGCGCGCATCCAGGGCTCCTCCTGGCCGAACTCGAAGCGGGCCATCGCGTCCTCGAGCACCGACTGGGCGTACTGCCGATCGCCGACGCCGGCGCCCTGGAGCGCCGAGAGGTCCCGGTAGTCCTCGGCCGCCAGGCCAGGAGCCATCGCGGCCGCCTGGATCTGCCGGCCCCGTTCGGCCTCGTAGGCGCCGCCGAAGATGCGCGCGCCGAGCTCGTTGAGGTTCTGCGCGAGCTCATCCTGGGAGCGCGCCTCGGCGGCACCGAAGGCGCCCGAGGCCGCCCGGAGGTTCCCTCCCTGGGGGTCGCGCACCATCGCGCCGCGGCCGGCTCCGCCGAATCGGGTCTCCATGCCGGGGAGGACCGTCCGGTAGTAGCTCCGCGTCACCTCTTCCGCGGCGGCCCCGTAGGTGGCGCGCAGATAGGGGTTCGTGTCGGGGGAGAGGAATTCCCCCGCGGCCGTCCCGCGGATCGCCTCCTGGCCGGCCTTGACGGCGGGGGAGCCCTGGAGACCGCGCGCCTGGAGCCGCTCCGAGGCCAGCGCCTCGGCAGGCTGCCGGGCGGCGACCGTGGACTCCGGGTAGAACGCGAAGGGGTCCTGGGAGAGCCCGGCCCCGCGGCCGTAAATGTCTAGGAGGCCGGGCTGCTGCGCGCTCCAGGGAACCGTGGAGCTGGTGCCCGTCGTCTTCGTTCCCATCGTTGCCCCTCCTAGGCGTCGAAGAGCTCGCGCTCGAACGTCCGCCAGACCTCTCGGAAGCCGGGAAGCACGCGGCCCCAGCCGCGGCGCCCCTCGGCCTCGATCGACGCGCACCCCCACGAGCGACCGTAGCGCGCCATCAGCTCCATCGCGGGCTTCGCCAGGTGGAGGCCCGCGCCGCCCGCGAGGAAGACCCGGAGCACCCTGCGCCCGGTCGGAAAGTTGACAACCTCGCTCGCTGCGGCGGCGCGGATCACCCCGTCCTCGAGCACGACCCAGACCTGGACCCGCTGGTCGAGGTGGAGCTGGCGCAGCACCGCGAGCGTCATGCGTCCCTGGCTGTAGGCCATCGCGCGCTCGAGCATCGTCTCCACCTCCGCGAGCAGCGGCGGGAGCGCCAGCGCGACTTCGACCTCAGTTGTGCAGGACGACGCCGAAGGTTCGGTCCGTTGCGGGTGAGCTGTCATGGTGGAGGGTCGCGCTTCCTTTCGTGGTCGTGATGTAGAGCCCGGAGACTGCTGCGGCGCTCGAGGTTCGCGGCGAGAGGACGACGACCGTGTGCTGCACGATCTTCTCGCTCTCGAGCGTCGTCTCGGTCACGCTGGCGTCGAGCGTCACCTCGTCCGTGTTGTTGCACTGGCCGCGCAGGATGCCGTTGATCGCCTGGGAGAGCTTGCGCAGGTGCTCCTGGGGGCTGCTCCAGCTCTCGGGCACGATCGGGAAATGGTCGGTTCCCAGGTGGCTCATCGGCGCCCGGTCGGCCTCCCTTCGATGTCGATGCCGACCGCCTCGGAGAAGCCGGCGGGGAGCTTCACGCGAACCCGGTGGTAGCGACCGTCGGCGCGGAACGGGCACTTCCCGTCCGGGTCCTGCTCCACCGTCTTCCCGTAGACGGTCGCGTCGAGCCGGTCCCCCTTGGTGGCGATCTGGACCTTCGCGGCCTTGGTGTCCACGATCGGCCGGACCTGGGAGACGAAAGATCGGCGCCCGGGGTTGAGCTCGAGATCGCCCGTCTCGAGCGTCCCCTCGAGATTCGACCCGTTGAAGTCGGAGAGGATGTGGGAGGTGTTGAAGGCGCCGATCCGCAGCGCGCCAGGCACCGCCACGCGGTCGTCGAAGCTGGTCGTGTCGAGCGGCGGATCGTCGAGGGTGTCGTCGGGAAGCGTGTCGAGGGTCACGCCCGGGCTGATGACCGTCCCGAGAACCTCGTGGGTGATCGAGGCCGTGGTGAACTTGTCGAGGATCCAGTCGTAGATCAGGAGCTTGTTCGGCGTGCCCCCGCTGTGGCCCGCCCCGGGATACCCCACGTAGATCCGGCTCTGGTCCGGGTCGCGCACCAAGGTCACGCGGTCGATGTACGTCGAGTCCAGGTCCCCGAAAAAGAAGTCGTTGATGCGGTCCTTCCCGATCGGTCGGCTCTGCACGTAGTCGAAGAGGTAGAATCCGTCCTCCGAGATGTAGAAGACCTGGCGCCCGAAGGGCACGAATCCGCCCGGGATCAGCAGGCCCTTGTTCGCTTCCACGCGGTTGAACTCGAAGACGAGATCCCCGCCGCGGTAGTCCATCCGCCAGACCTCGTGCTCGAGGAAGACGGCGCCCACCTCCGCGCCGGACACGATCCCGTGGACCCAGCCGCCATCCCCCTCGAAGACGTGCCGATCGCTCTGCGCCGCCACCGCCAGGTCGGTCCCGAGCACCGGCCACGAGAACGGGTTCCCGCGTGCGCTCCAGGAGATCCCGTTCGTGAGCAGCCCGAGCTCCGGGTCGTAGATGTTGCCGAGGACCATGAAGTTTTCGACCACGGTGGCGTGGCGCGCGCGCGGCGCGTTGGGATGCAGGTCGGAGAAGAGCGTCGAGGTGACGAGATCGAAGACCTGGGGCGGATCCGTGAAGCTCGTGGCGACGATCGCATCGCTCATGCGCGCGAACTCCCAGCGCGCCATGTCGAAAGCCCCGTAGCCGCCGGCCTTGCTCACGTCCACCGCGCCGAGCTCGGTCACGCGGTAGAGCTTCGTCTCGTCGCCGCAGAAGATGAGCGCGTTGCCGCCCGAGTCGATCGCGCCGAGCGTGCCGCGGCACCTGGCCGTGAGAGCCGTGGCGCCGGTGATTGCCGCCAGGCCCCTCATCGGGCCGTAGCCGCCGGCGATGGGCACGACGTTGTTCGCCCTGAGGAGGCCGCCCTGGTTGAGGACCGGAGGGAGATCCGGGGCGAGCGGGCCGAAGAGGTAGCGAGCCATCGGCTACCGGCCGCCGATGTTGTGGCCGTCGTCCGTCTGGAAGTCGGGTCGCATCCGCAGCGGACCCGCTCCGCTGCGGGCTCGCCATTCGAGCCGCTTGAAGGACTCCTTGGCCGCGGCGTACTTCATGCCCCAGAGGGCCGTCCGCTCGTCCTCTCCCACGAAGGGAGCGGCATGGAAGAGAGCGCCCCAGAGGTAGCAGTCGGGCGCCATGCGGAGCACCTGATTCGTCGGCACCTCTTTCGAGAGCCCCGGCAGGCCCGCGTGATAGAAGAGCGTGTAGGGATCGGCGCTCGAGGGCACCGGCGCGAAGACAATCCGGTCCGCCACCTGGGAGCAGGCCACCGGGAACGTCTCCCCGGTGTGGAGCTGGCGCAGCACGGTGAGCTGGTCGATCGAGACGACCGGCACCACGCGCAGCGGAACCGACTCGATCCGAAGGTGGCGCGGGTAGAGGCAGTCCTCGGGGAGCCGCACGTAGTCCTGGCCGGGGATCAGCGTCCCGGGGAGCTCCTTCTCCTGCTCGCGGATCTTGAGGTCGCGCGCGAGCTCGACCTCGATCAGGCGGATGAAGTCGGGGATCCGATCCTCGAGATCGCCGCGCGCCATCCAGTCGGCGATCGACTTCACGAGCTCGGGGTAGGTGTCGAGGGCCATCTATGCGCTCTTCCACCAGGCCAGCGCCCTGCGGGCGGGGCGCGTGAAGCCCGCACAGAGGAAGCTCCGATAGGGCTTCCGGCTCAGGCGTCCGGGCTGGGTCCGCAGGTAACGGTATTCCGGCGAGTCGAGCTTCGCCGCGATCGCGGGCCAGTGGTCCCGGTTGAAGATCGAGAGGCCCTCCTCCCGCATCCACTTCTCGGCGATGACGTTCGGGATCCGCGCGGCCATGTGGAAGTCGCCCTTTACGGGCGGCGTGTTGTAGGCCCGCTTGTTCGCTTCGAGGATCGGCTCCACGTCCTGGAGAGAGGAGACGGTGAGGATCTCACCGTCCGCGTGGAGCCCGGTGAAGAGACCCGGGAGCTTCGAGGTGGCCCAGCGCAGCACTGTGCCACCTCATTGGTTCGCGAGCGGGACCACGTGGAGCGAAACGACGGTCACGCCACCCGTGCTGGTCTTGATGTGCGCGATGAAGCCGTGACCCGCTGCGTTCAGAATCAACGGCGATCCGTCGCGCGGGAGCTGGATGCCATCGACCGCGGAAACAGTGACACCGGCCACGCCCAGCTTCACGAAGACGTTCTCGTCCGTGAGCCCCACGACCAGGTGGAAGCTGACCGCGACCCACTTCGGGTTCACGAGGCCGGTGCCGCTGACCGGCATTGTCGGTAGCGCGACGTTCGCAGTCGTGGCAGCGACGGTGGCGGAGATGCCATCGCCTCCGACCTGGAGAGCCGGGATGCCGATTTTCGACATGCTCAGCCCTCCCGCCGGAAGGTCGCGACGACCAGAAGCTCGCTCGCGGTGCCGCCCGCCGAGGACAGCTCGAGGCGGTCGCCCACGTTGAACATGAGGTCCGGCTGCGCCGACGTGGGCTCCCAGAGGGCCTGGAGCTCGGTCGTCGCGTTGCTCGCCAGCGTGGGCGTCAGGGTCGTGTCCACGCCCGCCCCGGTCGTCCGCCGGAAGGTGAGCGTCTGCGACGTGTGGGTCGTGACGGTGAGCACCTGGAGCCGGATGAGGCGGCACTTCTCCGGGATCGGGATGTACGAGACCTCGCCGGCGCCCGCGGTGTACTTCCCCTGGAGGTAGAAGTCCCTGCCCACGTCCCCGTCCTGGCCCTCTTGCTCGAAGACAGCGACCACCATGCCCTCGGAGCTGCCGGTGCCGCCCGAAGGCACGAGCTCGCAGCGGTCGTTGCGCGCAAAGAAGTTCTGCGACTGCTCGATGAATGCCTGATCGTTCGTCTCGCCGGCGGCGAGGCGCACGGTAAGGCTGCCAGAGAGCGCGGTCAGGTCCGCGTTGCGGGCCTGGATGATCGGCGAGCCGGTAGGCGCCGCGAAGGTGACGCAGACAGCACGCTTGAGCCGGCACTTCGCCGGGATCGGCAGGTAGCCCACCGCGGCGCCGGCGATGTTCGCGAACTGGTGCATGAGGGCGAATTCGGCGAGGCCCTGCATGAACTCGCTGCCCTGGCGGCGGAAGGTCAGCATCACCTCGGCCTCGTTGACCGAGGTGCCGCCACCGTCGCTCGTGATCTGGAGGCGCCCGACGTTCGCGAGCGTGGGCCGCTTGGTCTGGAACTGGTTGTTCGGCTCGAGGCCGTTGAGGTTGAGCGTGGAGAGCGCCTCGGCGGCCGCGGACATCACGAGCGTCCCGATCGCGCCACGGTCGCTCGAGAAGGTGAGGGTGTTCGTGCCGGTGACGGCGACGCCGTGGTTCAAGAGCTGCGCGCGCAGCAGCACGCAGTCCTCGGGCACGGGGACGTAGACGGTCTCGGGGAGGGAGATGTCGTCGAAGTGGACGCTGAGGAAGAAGTCCGCGAGGTCCCTCATCGACTCTCCAAGCTGCGCCCCGGCCCCGCTGCGCTTTCGCGTAGCAAGGCCGGGGCTCTGCTCGTTTGGTTCCCCAACCCCCCCAGAAAGGGTCTACGTGGTGGTCAGGTCGGCGATGATCCCGCTCGAAGCCTCGTTCCGGGCCTCCATCGTGAACTCGGCCAGGACGACCTTCTTGTCGCCGTCGCTGGTCTTCGCCAGGTCGAAGGTCTTGAACGGCCGCAGGAAGCCGATCGCCCAGTAGCGCATGTCCACCACCAGGACCGACCGCTCCCGCTGGAAGCGGTTCGGGACCACGTGGACCTCTCCGTAGTCGCTCACGTACACGTCGATCGCGGTCACGAGGCGCATGTCCTCGCTGCGATCGAACCGCGTGGTGTTGCCCGAGAAGGCCGAGATGTTCTGCTTGTTCCTCGGCCCGGCCATCACCAGGTTCGGGTTCCCGCCGCTCGTGTAGCACTGCTGGAGCACGTTCTTGAGCATCGACTCGAGGAGCGCCCGCTGCGCGCCGTCCGTGACGGTCACGGACTCGTTCGGCTGGCCGAGCGTCGAGACCGTGGCCGCGCCGATGGCGTCCCGGTTCGTGAGCATCCAGGTCTCGTAGCCCGCGCTCTTGCGCGCCGTGCCGTCCGCGGCGCCGTCCGTCCACACGCTGTTCTGCGTGAGGTTGAACTCCACGTCCCGCTTGAGCTCCTGCGAGTGCTTCGCGAGCTGGTAGCCGATCTCGTCCGAGCGGCCCGCCTTGCTCACGACCTGCGCGGTGCCCGAGATCAGGAACCGCTTCGTGCTGATCTGGGTCGTGTTCTTGAGGCGCCGCGTGGCCGCCACCTCGGTCCAGGTCGTGTACTCGTCGCCTTCCGGCTGCTGGTTGGCGGCCGGCGCGGCGAGGGTGTCGGTCTGCCATTCGTGGGTGATGGCCTTTGCCGACGCCCGGCCGATGCCGCTCAGGAACGGCGTCTCCGTGGGCGAGATCATGTAGATCATGTCCGTGAGGTCTTCTCGCAGACCGATCAGGTTGTAGGTCTCGGTCGTACCGGCCAGGTTCGCCATTAGACGAGCTCCTTGAAGATTGCGGCCGCGTCCCGGATGTCCCCGGTCTTCCGCAGCCTGGCGGCAAGCAGGTTCCTTCGCTGGGCGTCCTTCGCCACGTTCGAGAGCTCTTCCTTCCTGGACGCCGACGGGACCGACGGCTTGGGCAGCTTCCGCAGCGGCGTGAGCTTGAGCGCGCCGGTCTTGCGGAGCTTGTGCTGCTTCGCGCCCTCGTGGAGAGCGAGCCAGACCCGATGGTCGTCGAGGATGGGCAGAACCTTGGGGTCGATCTCTTCGTCCTTGAAGCCGACGCTGTGCAGGAGCTCTCGGATGTCGTCGAAGAAGCCCTTGCGGAAGTCGTCCTTCGCGAGCTCGGGCACCTTGGTCTGGAGCGCGCGGAGCTCGTCGTTCTGGAACCTGGCGCGCGCCTGGCCGTTTGCCTGCGCGCCGCGCTGCGCCTCGGTGCCGAAGCCGTCCCAAAGGCGCTGGAACTGCGCCACGCGCTCGTCGCGCCGGCGCCGCTCGATGAGGTACTGCTGCGGGTCCTCGCGCTCGAGGGTCTTCCAGTCGATCTGGCTCTCTTCGTGCTGGAGGAGAGCCGCGGCGGCGCGCGTGAATTCGTAGGACCGCTGGATCGCGGCTTCGGCCTCGGTCGTGAGGCGCGTGCGCTCGCCCTCGAGCTCGACGCGCCGGGTCTCGAGCTCCTGGTGGAGCTGCGCGGCAGCGGGCGCCTTGCGGAACGCCTCGAGCGCGGCCTGGAGCGGGATCGGCTTCCCGTCCGGCCCATCCACCACGACCCGGGAGAGCAGGTCCGCCTCTTCGACCCCGACCGCCTCGGCGACCATCTTGAGCGTCGTGTGGTCGGCCGGAGCAGCGGGCTCCGTCTCGGGCGGCTCCTCGCCCTCCGCGGGCGCCTCGGGAGGCGTTTCGGGCTCGACCGGAGGCGTCTCGTCGCCCGGCTCTGCGTTTTCCTGGGCCTCGAGAGCGGCGAGCTCCTCGGCCGTCAGCTCTTCGGAGCCAGGCTCCGGCGCCGCGGCGGCGGGAGCAGCGGACGCCTCCTCTACGGCGGGCTCGAAGAGCTTCGAGAAGACCGCCCCGGCCTCGGCAACGGAGAGCACGCGGGGAGCTTGCGGCTGGAAACGTCCACGATCGTCGCGAGCTTGCGTCCCCTTGGGGTCGGCGCTCGGCTGGACATCCTTGGGTGAGGGCTTCGGGGGAGGGGCCGCGTTCGGTCGGCCTGTCGTCGTCGCGGGCGTGATGCCCGGCGCGCTCAGGTCGGTTTCTCCCTCTCAGCCTCAAACTTCGCGAGGTCGATGTCTGCGAGCTTCCCCGTTTCCAAGATGTGCGTCAAGTGGGCTTTTACTTCGGCCAGAGCGGAGAGCATCAGGTAGAGCTTCTCGCGGGCCTGCGCGTCGCCCAACTTGCTGTTTCGCCAGGCGCTCGAGCAGGCCGTCTCGAGCTTGGTGAACGCCTCGACCAGGATCGGGTGCTCGAGCAGGCGCCGCGCCTCGCGGCCACGCGCCTGCTCCTGCTGCCGCTTGGCGAGGAGCTCTTTCTCCTCCACCTACTCGGGGTCGCGCGCGGGATCGGGCGCGCGCGGGGTGCGCGCGGGCGCCGGTCGGAGCCCCTGCGGCTGGCTCGATGCGGACGACGGTGCGTTGAGCTCCTCTTCGAGCTTGTGCTTCACGTTGGAGGCGACGCGGCCCGGGTCGCGGCCCATCTGCGTCGCGGTGAACCAGTCGTAGAATTCCCTGAGATTCATCATGCCGTTGCCTCCTTGCCGTTCGCCTTCTTGGCGCGGGCCTGGGTGCGCGCGAGCTCGGCGTCGAGCTCGCACTTGCGAAGCGCGATCCGCTCCTGGCTCGCGATCTTCTCGCGCTCGATCTTCATGCGCTCCTCGAGGTCGAGGCGCCGGAATTCGACATCCGCCTGGGACGTGGCGGCCTGGCGGATCAGGTCCGTCTTCTTGAGCTCGCGCTCGCCCTCGTTGTCCTTCGCGCGCCGGTCGCTCTCGTACACGCGGGGATCGGGCTCCTTCGGCGGAGGCGGCTGCCCCTGCGGGTCGGTGAAGAAGAGGTCCGGCATCTGGAACCCCATCGTTTCGGCCATCTTGTTCGCCGCGTTGTAGACGTTTTGCGGCGTGACCACGTGGGTCAGCCCGCCCTGCGCGGTCGCCGCCTGGATCTGGAGCACCTGCGCCAGGAAGGCCATCCTCTCGGCCGCCTGGCCGGTGCCCAGGCCCACCTCGATCTCGAGGTCCATGTCGGTGCTCCAGGCCGAGGGGTCGATCTCGACCCACTCGCCGCGCACCTTCATCGCCCGCTTCTTCATGGGCGTCTCGACCAGGAGCTTGAGGTACTTGCGGAAGAAGTCCTTGATCCCCGTCTCGGCGAAGATCCGGGCGATCAGCTCGACCCGTGCCTGCGCCGCGGCCATCATCGAGGTGATTCCGGTGGCCGTGCTCTTGAGCGCGCTGGCGTCGATCCCCTGCATCCAGCGCGAGGCGCCGACCCGGTTCTCTTTCAGCCCCTCGAGCCATTCCATCATGTTGAAGGCCATCGGGGAGAGCGGCTGGATGACGATGGGGTTCACCATGCCGGGCGCGAGCACGCGCACGAGGTTTCCGGGGCGCGCCGCGAGCAGATCGTCGAGCTCGACCTGACCCTCGACCACCTCGAGCTGCGGGTTGTTCGTGAGGTAGAGGTTGTCGAGCATCTGGCGCAGCAGCGTCGAGCGGATGAGCTGGAGATCGCTGAGCTGGTCGGCGATCGAGATACCGAAGAACTTGTGCGGCATCGGGACCGGGCAGAGCGAGCAGAACGGCTGGTGATTCACCTCCTCGTCTTCGAGGATCGTGACCGAGGAATCGCCCACGGCCATGATGTTCCGCAGCTCGCTGTAGCCGTCGCCGTCCTCGTCGAGGCGGATCCAGCAGTCGTTGAGCCAGAGCTCCTCGCTCGCTACGTCCATCCGCATCGCGGTGCCGATGATTTCGTCCTCTTCGCCAGCCCGCCGCTCGACGGACTCGCCCGAGAGCTCCACGGAGTTGTCCTGCGGTAGCGAGAGGACGAGGTTCTTCGGGTAGCCGAGCGCGATCAGGTCGGATCGCGTGACCTTGCGGCGGTGGGCGACGAAGGGCGTCGCGTCGTTCAGCTTGCGCGCGCGCTGCGCGATCAGAAATTCCTCGGGCGGGACGCCCTCCGCCACGATCCGGCTCACGGGCTCGGCCTGGACGGTCACGACCGTATAGAGGCCGTCCGGGCGCTCCTCGAAGGCCACCGGCTGGAGCCGCTCGTCGAGGAGCAGCATCGCCAGGCCCTCGATCGTGAGCCCCCGATAGGTCTCGCGCTTGGGCTCGACCCGCTCCTCGTGGGTCAGCTTCACGAAGCCGTTCTTCTCGAGCAGCGCGTCCTTGCACCAGTTGTAGAAGAGGATGAAGCCGTCCTGGTTGTCGCGGAAGTCGGCGTTCACGAACGCCGTGGCTTGCTGCGCGCCCGCGGTCTGGTCCGCGCGGCGCTCCTTGTAGCGGACGGTCATGTGGCCGCCCAGGAACATCCGCATGATCGAGGGCAGGATCCACTCGATCGTGTCGGCAACGTCCGTGAGCACGACCTTCGAGCGGCCCTCCTGCTCGTTCCCGAACTCCCGGCCGTAGTAGTACCGGAGGGCCTTTCGCCGCTCCTCGCTCGTCACGCTCGAGAAGTGGCCGATCGCGGTCTGGATCTCCCACTCGACGGTCGCCTTCACCTCGTCCGCGCTGAGCGGGCGGATCTCACGGCCGCCCGAGCTCTCGGGGACCGGCTCGACCGCGCTGGGACCGAGCGAAACCAGGGCAGAGGTCATGGCACCCCCCCTACGCGGACGCGAGGTCGTGTCCGAGCCGGAGCTCCTTCAAGATCGTGGGGCGAGGGGGGATGTTCAGGGGATTGGGGTCATCATCCCGCAGGGCGGAGATCGTGCTCCGGTGCGCAGCCAGGGCGACCTGGTGCGAATTGCCCAGGGCCACGATCCGCCTCTCCAAGAGGCGGAGCCTCCGCTCGTAGTCCATGTCTCCCCCCGGGTCAGGAGCCTACACGATCCAACGGCTCTCCGGCTGCCGGAAGGCGGAGGTGCGCACGGCGCGCATCCCCACGGCCAGGGTGCGGAAGGCATCCGCGGGGTGGGAGGCCCAGTTATGCAGGGGCTTGTCGCGGTAGAGCGGGTCCCCCTCCGGCCCTGCCTCCATCTCGACCTGCTCTTTCGTGTACTGCCGCAGCGCCTCGATCCCAACCCCGGTCTTCTCCTCATCGAACCAGCACTTCGGGATCAGGACGCGCACGGCCTGGATCCCGTCCTGGAGCGAGAGGCGCGGAACGACCCGCATCCGAAGCCCCAGCGAGCGCGCGATCTCGAGCGCCGACTTTCCGGTCCCGAGCTCACGCTGCTCCGCGTCGTGCGGGACCAGGTGCTCCTGGTACACGTAGGGCTTCTCCGAGAGGATCTTCGCGTAGTGCTCGATCCCGACCCCGCTGTGGTGGTAGTAGTCGATGATCCGCGTCTCGCGACCGATCTGCTGCGCGAACCAGATCGACGTTTCGTCTCGCACGCCCAGGTCCCAGCCGGTGATGACGGGAGAGATCGGCTCGTGGGGAACGCGGCCGATCCGCTTCTCCTCGAACGCCTTCGCCATCAGGTCGCCGTAGTAGGAGCCGACGAGAGGCGCGTCGAAGGAGCAGTAGTATTCCTGCTGCACCAGGTTCTCTGGCATCCCCGACTTCCGATCCTCGTCGATGGCCGCCTTTGAAACCGCTCCGGTGTCATCGACCGTGATGACCTGCGAGAACCAGTTCTCGTTCTCCTCGGCCTGGCGCAGCGTGCGGTAGGCGTGATTTCGACCCCGCGGCGTGAAAATGAAAATGGCCCAGCCCTCGTTCTCCGCGAGGATCGGCCGCAGGTAGGTCCACACCTCCGGGTTCATCACGCTCCACTCCGAGAAGACGATCCCCACCGGGTTCGCTCCCACGAGCCGATCGGGCTCGTCCGCGCCGACCACCTGGTAGGTGCTCCCGTTGGCGAACCAGAGCTGCATCCAGTCGTCGCGCCGCCTGATGCAGAGCTGCCCGGGCCCGGGATTCTTGCTGTCCGGGAAGTGGTCGAGGAAGAGCCGCCCGTCCCGCGTCATCCCCTCCCAAACGACCTTTCGCCCCTGGTTGTAGGTCGGGAGCACGTGCCAGTAGGCCCCGACCCGCTGGAAGAGCTGGGTCGCGATCCAGTTGACGCAGAAGAGGTCTTTCCCCGCGCGCCGGTGCCAGACGAGGGCCTGGCGCTTCGAGCCGGCCTCGAGCCGGTTCCACGCCTCCTGCTGGTACTGGCGCGGCTTCCAGTGGAGCGGAAGCGTGACCGTGCTCATAGGAAGAGAGCAGCGATCCCAGCGCCGGTGGCCCAGGCGAGCCCCTCGATCCAGCGGTGGAGGGTCATCATCGGGTGGTCGTCCCGGTGCTGATCCATCTCGCGCAGCACGCCGGCCACCGCCGCGGGGAGCATGAAGGCGAGGACGGTCCAGAGCGAGCGCGGAGCCATGAGCGCGGGCAGCGCGAAGATCAGGGCGCCGCCGACGAAGTGCCAAAGCCACCCCATCGCCTCTCCCCCTGGTTCCGATCGGGCCAGAGACCTAGGTACTTCTCGATCTTGGCCCGGTCGTGGCAGAAGATCCGCGAGAGCTCCTCGCGAGGCAAGCCGGTCGTCTTTGGGAAGGTCACGTCGGCCAAGCCGCCGAGCGCGAGCGCGAGCTTCACGACCGAGGCGAGCTCCGCGTTCGCGAGCTTCATCTTCTCGCGCGGCAGGGTCTCGAGGTAGTGCAGGTCCAGCACCGGGGCGAATCCGAGGAGCTTCTCGAAGACGTGGCGGCGCCGGCCGATCACGTGGGTCTCGCTCGGCCGGCTCCCGACCCAGCCCTCGAGATACAGGCACTTGAAGGCCCCGCACTCGGCCGGACGCTCCTCGCGCCCCCAGATCGCGCAGCCCGTCGCGCACTGGTGCGCGCAGCGCGCGCCCTCGGCCTTCTCGAGCTCGGGGACCTCGAAGACGACGCAGCACTCCTGGCAGTCGCCGCAGGTCCGCTCGGCGTCTTCCTGGAGGAACGTCTCGAGGCGCAGGAGATCGGCGGCGAGGTCAGTCGAATGGATTTGGGGCAGGGGCTTCCCCGCCCTTCTCGCCCTTCGCCTTCGCATGAGCCGCTTGAGAGAACTCATTCGCGTTCGGGCACGTCTCGAAGTGGGAGACGTACTTCTCCGTCGTCAGGGCCATCACCGGCTCGAGCACCCCCCGCGAGTCCACCGTGTAGAAGCTCTTGAGCTTCTGCGCCGGCATCATCTTGCCGCTCTTCGTCGGCAGGAAGACCAAGGGCATCCCGCACCGCCGGCAGGGCCGCCTTTCGAGATTGTCGGTCGGCATTATCCAGCACCTCGATCGCGCCGTCGCTCAGGCGCAGAATGTTGATCGTCATGCCCGCGCGACCCACGGGCGCGTCCGCCACGGCCTTCATCTCCGGGTAGCCGATCGCGATGAGGTCGAGCGCGGCCTGGCGGCGCACTCCTTCCCGGATCTTCGGGTTCTTCATCAGGATGCGGAGGATGTTCACGGCCTCCGCCGTGTAGCTGCGCGCGAGCTCGCGCACGCCCTCGACCGAGAGGCTCTCGATGCGCTCGAGCTCCGCGAGCTCGGCGGCTTCGGCCCGCACCGCGAGCCGTAGGTTCATCCCGGGAATCCGCGGCTTCGTCATCGGCGACCCTCGTGTTCCAGACTAAAGTGTCCCGGATCGGCGAAGCGCCCGCCCCATCGGCAGAGCTCGTTTTCCGTCTCCCACCAGGCCCCGAGAGATTGGTAGGCGTCCTCGTTCCAGAGCGGCTTCCCGTCCAGGCAGAGAATCAGGTCCACGGCCAGGCCGTCGCGGTGAACCGAGAGCCTGATCCCGTGAGGCTTGAAGCGATGCTCGGTCCCGTGTCCCGTCGCGCTGCCCTTGCAGACGACGCAGTGGGTCGCGTTCCACTCCGCCTGCTGCTCGCCGCGGACCACCTCGCCGATCCGCACGTGGTAGCCCTGACGATGCGCCTCGGCGAGCAGCCTCGGGAGGAGCGTCGCGAAGAGCTCGCGTTTGGCACCAAGGTCGAGATTCATGCGGCTCGATGCCTCCCTGCGACCCACATCCGTTGGTAGCAGCTTCGACAGAGACCCTTTGCGACATGAGGACGATCCGAATGGCAAACGGCGTTTCTCCTGGGTTTGAAAGTTGGCGCCGTTCTCCAGGTGCGAACGACCTCTGCGATCCTGGCGCGCCTTCGTTCGCCGAGCAGCGTCCACAGCGTCAGCATCCAAGCGATCGCTGTCCTTCCAGTACACCGGACGATGTAGGGCTGTTTTCGATTGGGCGGGTATTTCCTTCTCTCGATCGCTTTCACTCCGAGGAGGTCAGCGAGCCGAATCGCAACATCCCTGTCCGTCGTAGTGACATGGAGGATCGGCTGCACAGCCGTTCCCTTCCGGCTGTTCCTTCCCATTGAAAAGCAGCCTTCTCCTTCCAGATAGCCAGCCGCCCAGTGCAAATCGTCGCCGCGCTTCTGGCCGAGGTTGAGGATCACTTCTCGCCTCCAACAAGATGCTCTCGCAGCAGGTGAAAGACGCCCCAGGCATAGGTTCGCGCCTGCATCCGCGAATTGTAGATCAGCGGCGGCTCCGACTCGTGTTCTGCGCCTTGCGGAATCAGCAGAAGGATCAGGGCCATGTGCGGCTCCGCCGCCTCGAGCGCCGCTGTCAGCGCACGCCTCGCTCCGTCGAAGTAGATGACCTTCGCGCTCACATCGGCCTGTAGAGCGGGAGCTTGCGGCTCCGCGGGGCGAGCGGCGGCGCGTCTACCTCGAGCACCGGACGGTGGTGATGGTGAAGCCACTGGCTCGGGCCTTGAGGCGGAACTTCCGGCTGAAATGCGGAGAGCACGAGGTAGCGGCGATGGCAGGACGGACAGATCGCGAGCTCCTCGAGCAGGTCGAAGAGCTCGCCTAGGTAGCTGTAGACCAGGATCGAGGCGACGGTCCTCGAGCTGTTGCAGCAGTGGAAACGAATCCGCCAGGCGTCGAGGTTGAACTCGCGCGAGACGCTGAGGCCGGGCACGTAGAAAGGGAAGAGGCGAGGGCGATCCCGAAGGGCCGCGCGCGGTCTCAGGATCGCCCCCGTCGTCATGCGCCTAGCGCCGCGCCGTCTCGACCGGCTGGTTCTCGAGGTCGGGCAGGTCGATGTTCGGGTCGGCCTTCACGGTCGCCAGGTGCTTGTCGATCTTGTCGAGCACCGGAACCACGCGGCCAGCGTCCGCCACCGTGAAGCCCGCCGCGCGGTCGCACGAATCGCTGTGCGACACCTCGATCCGCAGCGCCGCCCAGAGCCGCTTCGCCTGCATCACGTCCTGGTTGACGTGATCGGCGAGCGTGGGCGCCGCCGGCAGCGAGAGCGGACGGGGGTGGTACTTCGGCAGATCCAGCTCGGGCTGGCCGCGGTACACCTCGAACCGCGCGCGGAAGAACGACACCATGTCGCCCGCCCGCTTGAGGTCGTGCTGGTTGGTCTCGAGACTGTCCTTGCTCTGGCACCGATCGAGCTCGATCAAGTAGGAGTCGATCCGGTTGGTCAGATCCAGGATGTCCAGGTTCGAGATCGTCGCCGGGCTCGGGATCGCGTCCATCGCTCATCTCCTTCTGGCGCGGCGCGCTTCCCGCTTCCGCACCTGCTTCACGTTGCCGGCGTTCGCCGCCGTGCAGATGGCGTGCGCATTTCGCACGTCCTTCTTCTTGGACACCTTCGCCACGCATCGCTTGTAGGCGGCAGGCAGGGTCAACCCTCCTTCTTGTTCGCGCTGGGCCAGCGCGTTACGGAGTGGATCTTCGCGCCCTGGGGCCCGCACGCAACATGGGGCAGATCGTGGCCCGCGTCCCTGGTGCAGACGAAGCTCTCGCGCAGCTCGCCGCAGACCGGCTCCTGGCCAGGTCGGCACCAGGAGCACCAGCCGTCCGCGTCCTGCGCGTAGGTGCCACGGTCGAACGCGACCTCGAGCTCGCTCCGCCTCCTGAGCCCTCGCTGCTGCCGAGGCACCTCAGAGCTTCGCCTCGTCGAGCTTGTGGTCGCCGCACCAGCGACCCAAGGCGACCTTCACGTCCTCGGGCGCGCTCTTGAGCACGAACCACATGCAGGTCCGGCAGCGCATCGTCGTCTCGCGGTGGGCCCACGGATCCTCAGGCATCGAAGCACCTCCATTTCTCGACTTCGCAGGGAAGGCCGGGCGGGGTCACGGGCGACACCGGCCCGGCGCAGGCGCAGAACCAGATCGCGGCAGCGAGCAGCACCGAGAGAGCCAGCGCGGCCAGGTAGGGCCGCGTCCGCTCGCGCGGGTGCGCGCCTCCGCGCTGCGAGCAGCGCCAGCAGATCTCCTCGCCATCCGGCAGGTGAACCATCAGCGATCCGGGCCGAAAAGGGTGGCCGCAGCGCGAGCAGCCGCTCAGAACGCCAGCTCGAGCTGCTCGCCCTTCCAGGTGAGCTTCATCGTCTGCGTCTCGAGAGGAATCCGCTCGCGCGGCTTCAAGTCGAGCTCGATCTCGCCCTCGCGGTTGCTCCGAAACTGCGCGGTGACGGTGAAGCTGGCCTGGCGGCCGCTCTCCTTCATCGCCTGCTGGATCCTCGGCATCGAAGCCGTGAGCATCCTCGCGAACGTGTCTCCGGCCTCCTGGGCCAGCCCGGACGGTTGCTTCGTCATCTCACCCCCTGTTAGAAGAGCTCGAGTTCTTCGCCCTCTCCGTTCCAATCATCCTCGGACTCGTGCTCGAGCAGCACGTCCGCGCTGGCCTTGCGCTTCTCGAAGAAGCCGGCGAGCTCTGGGTGGTCCTGCTCGAACATGCGCGCGTAGAAAGGACTCCAGATCGAGTTGATCTTGAAGCCGTCGGGGTCGTTCGTCTCGATCGCGGTGAACCAGCGGATCCGGTGGAAGATCGCCCGCGCAGAGAAGCGGCCGCGCCCGGTCGCTGCGACCTGGAGCGCGAAGCGCGTGAAGAGTTCATAGACCTCGGGATGCTCACGGTGGAAGATCTCGAACCTGGCCGGGTCGATCATTCCCGCCGCGCGATGGCCGCGTTGGCGAACATGACCACCTGGTCGAGGTGGGTCAGCGCGAGCGACTGCTCGCGGCTCTCGGGCGTCAGCTCCACGAGGTCGCGCGCGAAGGCCAACGCGATCGAGCGCAGGCGGTTGTAGCGCGGCACCTGGTCCTCACGCGGCGGGTGATAGGTGAAGCGCACCTCGAGCTCGAGGAGCTGCTTCGAGAGCCGGTCGGCCTTCTCGGCCTCCGGGCTTCGGGTCTGCCCAACGGTCACGGTCATCGCCATTCCTCCCAGGTGAGCTCCGCGTCAGGATACGCCTGCACGAAGCGGTGCAGCGGGATACCGCCTCGGATCTGGCCCACCTCGTAGAGCCTGCCGTCGTGGGTCACATCGAAGCGCCACGCCGAGCGCATCTTCGGCGACCAGATCCGCAGGCGGCCGATCACGCCGGCACCCCCCACTGCTTCGTCCCGAAGCGGTACGCCCGCTCGAGCTCGTGCCAGTCCTCTGCCGACCCGCCCATGTCCGGGTGCGAGACCTTCGCCTTCGAGCGGAACGCGGTCTTGATCTCCTCGACCGAGGCCCCAGGCTCGACCCCAAGCACCTCGGACCAGGCGCGTCCGCCGGCCTTCTCGGGCAGCGCCACGTAGCCGGCAAACGCCTGGAGCGCGTTGCCGACTCCCCAACGCGACTGCCCGCGCAACGCCTCGATGTGCTTCGCGATCGCGCGCAGGTTGTGCTCCGCCCGGTCCCAGCGATCGCAGGCCAGGGCATGCTCGACCCACTCGAGCTCCTGCTTCCGGAGCTTGAACCAGACCGAGACGCCAGGATCGGCCGGCATGCGCTGGTTTGCGTAGGGCACGCCGTCGGCCTTGAGCTGGAGGTTGGTCGAGATCACGACCCCCCTCGCGTTCATGCGGCCGAGCTCCGCGCGCACGTTCTGGGTCTCGCGGTAGACGTTGGTGTCGCCGAAGCGCGCGGGCCGCCGAGCCTTCGACCGCGCCCAGCCGGCGGGCCAGTAGAGCGGGAAGGCGGTCGCGCCGACCTTCTCCTTCACAGCCCGGCCTCGGCCAGGGCGCGGCGCGCGCGGCGGCGCAGGCGCACCCAGCGCGCGTGCCAGCTCGAGCGGTGAAGAGCTGCGATCTGCGCCAGCAGCGTCCGCTCACGCTCGACCAGGCGCTTTGCGTGGTGGTTGCAGACCCAGATCGACGACCCGAGGCGGCGCCCCACCTCGAGCTCGAGCACGGATTCGTCGAGACGCCGCCGGTCGCAGTAGGCGCAGAAGCGGCGCCCGTCGTCGTCCTCGTAGAACTCGATCACCTCCCCCATCGGTCGCCGAGCCTACCGGGAAGTGCGAGGCACCACAACGGGAGGCGGAACCCCCACACGGCGCGCCAGCGCGCGCACGCCGGGACACCCCAGACACGGAGCGCGAGAGACGATCAGCCGGCGCGCCGCCACCCCCGCATCGTCCGAGCCAACGCGCGGCCGTCGCCGCGAAATCACCGCGTTCTGCTCGCAGCCCGTCACCGTGAGCCGCGCCGCGTAGGCCGGGCACCAGTAGAGCAGGAGCTCGAGGCTAGAGGCCGGACCCCGCTTGCCCTTGCCCGCCAAAGAGAAAGCCCCCCGATCCGACGAGAGACCGGGGGGCCTTCTTCCGTTGGGGGGTCTCTCGAACAGCTCGAGGCCGTCCAAGAACCCGGCGGGAAACTGGCACGACCCGCGCAGCCGCGCAAGTATGGTCAGAAATGCCGCCCGAGCTCTGGACGCTCCTCGCCTGGACCCTGCTCTGCGCCGCCACCGCGGCGCTGACCCGCCGCGCGCGCCGACACTACCAGGCCCCGCCCTGGACCCCGGCCCCTCCGCCGCCCCGCCCGATCGCCCCGGACGGCCAGGGCTGGCGCGAGTAGACCTGGCGGAGCGCGCGCCGGCGCGGTAAAGGTCCAGCCGTGGCGCCTCTCCCCGCAGACGTTTTCAAAAGCGGTGGGCGCCACACGTTCACCAACCAGACCCCGGGAGCCGCAAGGTCCCCGGGGTCTGCTGCTTCTACCAGGACCCCGCTCGACTCGGGGATCCTGAGGTCGCGGCACGAAGAGCTCGAGCGGCAGGATTGCCGCCCCGCGATGATCCGTGCCGACGAGGGCGCCGGAGATCCCGGAACCCAACCCAAGAGCCGCACGTGGGCGGGCGATGACCGCTGGCGCGTGCGGCCGCTGGTCGCACCAGGGGGACGAGGCCACAGCGACAGGGGTAATCCGAAAGGTGGACGCCCCGGCCTCCGCGCAGGCGCACTGCGCGCAAGGAGCCACTGAGCGGGAGGCGGCGCCGCCGACCCGCGCCAGCGACCGACCGTCGCCAGGCCGAAGGAGAACCAGACCCGCCGGAAGGCGGGGACGGTCCTTCCTCGGCCAGCTCCCTCCCTTCGCCCCGCGAAGCGCGGGGTCCTTGGCCGGCTACGCCGGCGGACGGCCGCGAGGGACCCGATCAGACCTCGCTTGGCGGCGGCTTCAAACTTCCCTGCCGCCCCTTGCTCTCACCGCGCAGATCCATCAGCCGCGTCACCCGACCCCCCCTCGTCGCCGCCTTCGAGTGCTGCGGAGCCTGCGGCGGCTGAGCCCGAATCTCCGAGAGCGACACGCTCAACGCCTTCCGCGCCTTGCGCTCCCGCCTCACCGGCATCGCCGCCACAGGCGCCTCGTGCCGCACCACCTTCGTCGCCGGACACGACCGGCAGCGGTAGCGCGCCAGATCCGGCCGCAGCTCGAGCACCTCCATCGGAGCTCCGCAGCGAGCGCACCAGAAGACCTTCGGCAACGGTCAGCGGTCCATCCGCCGCTTCGAGTGGACCCCCTGCCCACGGAACTTCCCGCGCTCATGGCTCGCGAAGAACCGCTCCTCGTTGATCTTCATTCGCTCGACCTGGGCCTTCTGGGCGAGGCTCCCCTCCCACCCAGACCCATCGTCAGGCGCCACCCCCACCGGGTCGCGGCTCCTCTCGAACTTGCGCTTCCTCGGCATGACGACCCTCCTCGATCAGCTACCGTAGCCGCGGCTCCGCCGCAGCGCCGCGCCGCTCACCGCCGCTGGGGACGCCCACGACCCGGAGAAGCGCGGGGAACGCCGCCGCGGCGGAGCCACCCGGGGGACCCGAAAGCGCCACAGAACGGCCGCGGGACCCTGGCGGGCTGGCGTAGAAGCTGCGCAGCAGCGGCCAGCCTGGGACCCGCGGCCCAGAGGACGCACAGCCCGGGGGACCCGGCAGCGGGCCAGGGCGGCGCAGCACAGCGGCAGCCGGGACCCGGAAGCGCGACAGAGGGGGCCCAACGGCGTAGCCACACGATGGACCCTTAGAACCCGCTGGCGAAGCCGGAATGTTTAGAAACGCGGCGCGCGGCAGCCGGAGGGACACGAAAGCGCGCCAAGGGCGGCCGGCCGGGGGCGCCCACGTGGAGGGCGTGGGCCCGTATGACGAGGGACCCAGGCGTCCCGAGGGACCCGGGCGGCCCCCCACGCCATGCCCCGGGGGACCCGTCCCGTCCTGCCCCACGCTGGCCCTCGGGTGCCCGACCTACGCCGCGCGCCGCGATCGCATCCTGCCCGATGCGCGCCTCGCCCGCCGTGCTGCCCCCGTCGGGTGGCATGGGGGACCCTGCCCGCCGTGGTCTTCAGCGCCTCCGCGTGGAACAGTTCTTGCGCCCGTTGCCCGCTCCGTGGCTCGGGTCTACTCTGGGGGGCATGGGCGCGCAGCTTGGCTCGGGTCCGCGGTCCGGTCCGCGTGCGGGGGTGCGTTGCGTTGCCCTTCGGGTGTCGCTGACAGAGGCGGAGGCGCGGGACCTCGCGGCCGTGGCCGATGCGTGGGGGGTTCCCGTCGGTACTGCGGCCTACGGTCTCATCGCAGACGCCGTCGCACGCTGCCGCAGACGTGCCCCTTCGTACCCCCGGGGGCTGGCCGATGCCCTTGCGCGCTGGCTCGCGGACGGCGCGCGGGTGTCGGCGGGCTGACCGGCGTGTCGGGGCGTGGGCAAGCGCCTCCGGGCGTGTCGGAGCTGCGGCGGGCGCGGCTGGCGGCGGGCTACACGTCGGAGACGGTCGCCGCTTGGTCTGGCATGTGCACCGGGAGGCTGAGGGAGGCGGAGCTTGACCGTGGCCGTGCGCTGGCGTTGCCGATGCTGGCGGCGCTGCGGCTCGCGGGGATCTACGGGGTGCGGGCCGTTGACCTGTTCCCCGAGCTGCTGGCGCGGCCTCCGGCGCCGGCGCTGCCGCCCCGTTCTGCGCGTCCTGGTCGTGTGGGTCTCGTGACCACGGGGCGAGGGCGCAACGTCGGCGCGAAGCCGGACGCGAGCGAGCTTGCGCGCCAGGGCCGCAGGAATGGCGGATAAGTGCGCGAAATTGCAGGAAACTTGACAAGCCGCAACCCGTTGCTATAATCGACGTTGCCCCGTGGCATCAAGCCGCGGGCATGACCGGGCCCGAGGGCGGGCCCACGGAGACGCAATGCAGAAACCCGCACAGTCTGGAATCCATCAGGCCCCGGCCGGATCGCTCGTGATCGGCCGCAACGTCAGCGCCACGGTCGAGGGCGAGGACGTGGTGATCCGCTTCCGCCACGCCACGCGGCTGGGCGCGTCGAAGTCGGGGAAGAACGTGCTGGTCGCGACGACGGGGGGCAACGTGACCCTCAGCGTCGGGGGCGCGGCCCTCAAGGTCGGGCTGAACGTGTACGAGCCCGCGGAGCTGTAGGGCCCGGGGACGCGACGGCGGCGCAGGGGCCCATGTCCTGCGCCGCTTGGCGTCTCCGGGCATGGGGCCCGGGGCGACCGTTGGGGGAAGCATGACGAAGACGACGGGGACGGCGGAGCTGCGGGCGCGGGCCGCATCCGCGAGGGCGCGCGCCGGGGAGGCGGCGCGGGCCGCGACGGCCGCGGAGTGCGCGCTGGCGGTGCTGCCGGCCGGGCCGAGCACGCTGGCGCACGTGCGGATGCTGGCGGAGCGGCGCGCGGCCCATGCGGCGTGGCGGCTCGCGCTGGTGGAGCAAGCGGAGGCGGAGGGCCGCTACGCGGAGGCGCGCGTGGCCGATGTCGGGCTCGGGCTGGCGCGGGTCGGGGGCGCGCGTTGACCGGGCTCGGGGACGACGGCGCGCGGCTCGCGCGGGGCGAGCGGCCGGGCATGGCGCGCCGGGCGCGTGGGCTCGGGCGCTTCCTGCCCGCGGTGCTGATCGGGCTGGCCTTGTGGGCCTCCTGCGCGGCCATCGGGGGGGTGTAGGGGTGCGGGCGCGGGGAGGGTCGGTTCTCCCTCGGGCATGGGCCCGGGGTGCGGCCCTCCCCGCATCCCCCGTGCGACGCCACGCCACCCCGGCGACGCGCGAGGATCGCGCCTGCCGCGCGATCTCGACCCGGCCCGGGCAGGCCTACTGGCGCGAGGTTTTCGGGCCCGCAGCGGCGCGTCTGCGTCCGCTGGCGGGCCTTTTCGCAACTTGTTGCGGCTGGCCGCTCGTAAGCCGCGCGGCCAGCTTTTCCGCTCCGCTCCCGCTCCGGGGGCGGCGGCAGCCGGCCCGGGTCCTCCCGGGCCAGGAGGAGGAGAGGGTATGAGCGAGACGGGCTCCGAGCGATGGGCGTATCCGTGGGTAGTTCGAGACGGGCTCCCGACCGGGGAGGGGGCGCTGGCGCTGGCGTTCTCCGGCCTGGTGGAGCTGCGGGCGAGACGGGGCGCGAGACGGGCGAGGGGGATCGCGGTCGCCCGGCCCGCGGTGGTCGCGCGGCTGCTGGCCCCCTTCATCGACGGCGCGCTCGAGGAGCGGTTCCTGGCGCTCGGGCTCGATGGGCGGCACCGGGCGCTGGCGGCGTGGCTCGTGAGCCAGGGGACGGCGACGGGCTCGCTCGTCCACCCGCGCGAATGCTTCCGCACGGCCATCGCGCTCGGGTGCATCGCGGTCGTATTGGCCCACAACCACCCGAGCGGGGACGCGGAGCCCTCGGGCGAGGACCGCGAGGTGACGGAGCGCATGGCGAAGGCCGGGGAGCTCGTCGGGATCCGGGTCGTGGACCACGTGATCCTGACCGATGGCGGCGCGTTCTGTTCGCTGCGCGAGCGCGGGATCGGAGGGCTGGTGTGATGGCGCAACACAAGTATGTGATCCGTGGGCTGGCGCAGGAGACCGACTGCGACTGGTGCGGGATGCCGCTCTACCACGGCGACGAGGCGATCGAGACGGACACGGGCGGGATCGCCTGCTCGCGGCGCTGCGCGGATCGGTACGACGACCAGGCCGAGGAGCGGTCGCGGCTCGGGCGGGAGGTGGCGTGATGCTGCACGGAAAGCCCCTGGCCTGGAAGCCGGTCGAGTGGGAAGGCGATGCGGACGTGTCGCCCGTGGTGGAGATGCGCGCCGTGGTGGGCGCCGGGACCTACGCGATCCGGCGGCTGCCCTCCGGGGCGTGGTGGGCGAGGCACGAGGAGCCGGGCGCCTGCGCGTGGTGCCTCGGGGACAACTTCCGCGACGCGGAGCACGCGGCGAACGGATGCGAGCAGCACGACGCTGGGAAGGCGTGGGAGGAGCTGGGGCTCCCCGGGAAGATCGTGCCCTTCGGGAGGCCGGCGTGAGGCGCCTGGACGTGGAAGTGAGGCCGCAAGAGGGGGCCTTCTCGATCTACGTGGACGCGATCCGTACGGTGGACCGGGAGTCATTCTCCGTCGCCTACAAGATCGCCGCGATCCTCTCCGGTGCGGTGGCGCCGGATCGGAGCGAGTGCGCCGAGGTGGCGGAGTCGATCCGCCGATGGCGCGAGGCGTGGTGATGCGCGGAATCACGGAGGACGAGCGGGCCCTGCTGAACCACGTGACCCGGTGGGGTTCCGACGGCTACCCGGTGGAGAAGTGCGGAAAGCGCGGCTGGCACGTCCGCCAGTGGCGATCGGTGAAGGGACCGCCCTGCGTCTTCAAGACGAAGCGCGCAGCGGTGGCCCACGTCGAGGCGTTCCTGGAGATCCTCCGGGACGCCGTTGCGGGGAGGGTCTGAAATGAGCCGATGCGAAGACTACCCGTGCTGCGGGCATGGCCCGCCGCCGTTGGGCGACGACGGAGGCTGCCCCGACGAGCAGGGCCGCTTCGACTGCGTGCTGTGCGGTCGCAAGCTGGCCGTTGGCGCCTCCTCGTCGATCTGCGCGATGGGCGCCGGCTGCCGGACGGGCCGGCGCCGCTACTTCGACGAGCAGGAGTACGACGGAGACGAGCTGGATCGGTAGCCGAGGGCCCGGGGGCGCAGGCGCGCAGCCCCGGGCCCTGCCTCTCCCCGTGGCCGGGGGTTCCGGCCCGGGGAGGGGCGAAACGAGACGGGCCTGGCGAGACGGGCCCGACGTTGGGGGGCGAGATGGGCTGGCGGAATCACCCGGACCACAAGAGCGAGACGAAGGCGGTGAAGGCGGCGTTGCGCGAGGCGGGGATCGACGCCCGCGTGGGGCACGGCAGCGGGACCGCGTGGGGTTGGCTCGAGATCAACGTGGGGAGCGGCACGCAGTTCGGGCCGTGCGAGTGCGAGCAAGACGGGCCTCGGTGCCGGCGCTGCCGCGAGATGCGCTGCCTCCGCGATGCGGCGCTCCAGATCGCGCAGCGCGTGACGGGCCGGAGCGGAGAGCACAGTGGCGACATCCTCGTGCTTTCCCAGGAGGACGGCGGCAAGCCGATCGTGCATCCCCGCTGGCTCAAGTTCGGAGAGGAGGCGCGAGCATGAAGCCGACCGAGAACGACGTGGTGGGGCACCGGATCACGAAGGTTCGATGGCTCGAACGGGACGAGATGGAGGCGCTGGGATGGGAAGGCTCTGGGGCGCGGGGCGGTGCCGTCGCGTTGGAGCTGGACAACGGGATCCTGGTCGCGATGCAGGACCCGGAGGGCAACGGTCCTGGCGCGCTGCACTTCTCTGGCGTCAGGCGAAACGGGGTAGTGTACCCGAACCAGAGAAGGCCGTGATGACGACAGGCGAGCGTGTCACCTGCCCGAGCTGCGACGAGAGGTTCTGGGCGAACAACCTCGCCGGCCACCTGGTCGTGTGCAAGGGGAAGCTCCTCGTAATGACCTACGGGACCGAGGATCAGTGCGCCTACGCGCGGCGGAGAGCCCGCAGCGAGGGGCTGCGCTTCAAGAGCGGCAAGCGGTACGTCCGCATCGACGGCGAGAAGCTCGTGGTCGTGTGCTGGACGGTCCGCCGCGCGCCGGTAAGGGTGACAGCGTGAAGCCGCTCTTCGACCGCTACGTCCCGGAGCCGCGAACCTGGCGCGTGCTACGGGACAAGTGGGTCACGCTGCGCTCGATTCAACACTGCGCGCTGTGCAAGACGGAGCTGCCCCACTACGAGCAGGCGCGGCTCGAGGTGGTGGCGGGACCGGGGGAGTTCTGGTCGGTCTATTCGTGCTGGAAGTGCAACGACGGGAAGAGCCAGGGCCACGGGTGGACCCGTGGATCCCTGGAGGAGACCGGCGAGATGGGCTCGTCGGAGATCCATCCCGCAAGCGAGGAGGAGGCGGTGCTGTGAAGACGAGCAAAGGGCTGGTGGCCGTGCTCGAACGGCAGGATGGGTACTTCGAGATCGGATGGGTGGCGAGGACCAAGGCGGGCCAGATCACGGCCTTCACCACGGTCCACGGGCGCACGGTCGCGCTCGACGGAGCGCGCCGGATGACGGTGCTGGTGGAGGACAAGCGGGCGCCCTACTTCACCCACAATCGTGGCAAGCTCTTCCAGGCGCTCGGCCTGCGCTACGGCGGCGCCACGTTCAAGACGCGCGAGGAGGCGCAGGACTTCCTGCGCCCCTATGCCAAGGCGGGCGGCTCCACGTTCTGCGAGAAGTGCGGGTCGCCGCTGACCCAGGGTGAGACGTGTCGGCGCGAGAAGTGCGCCGAGGAGGTGGCAGCGTGAGCAAGATGGACTTCTCTCCTCTGCTGGGGAAGCTCGGCCCGGAAGAGACTGTCGATCTCGCCGGCAAGGTTCTCGACCTGCTCACGGACCAAGACGGGATCGACGCCGTGGTGGAATGGGCAGTGCGCAAGGAGCTGCTCCAAGAGCTCAAGGATGAGGTCGAGGCCAACCTCGGCGGGGAGGACCAGCCGTGAAGGTCAAGTACCGGCGCCCGACGGCGCACGCGATCACGTTGACGGTCGCCTACGACCTGCCCGAGCACATGGTCTCTGTCGCGCGCGACTGGGTGGAGAAGGGCTGGCTGCCCGGGGACTTCCTCGAGGCGGTGCTCAAGAACAACCTGATGGATGCGTTTGCGCGTGCGGACGCCGAGAACACCAGCTCGATGTTGCTCTGGGCGCAATGGCTCTGGGATCTGCCGAGGATGTGCCGTCAGCTCGAGGAGTGGGAGCAGGCGGGCGGGCTTTTCGGCGAGAAGCACTGCTTCGAGGTGGAGGAGGTATTCCCGTGAGGAAGTTCATTTTCGTGGTACTGATGGCCGGCCTGGTGGGCCTTGCCTGGGTCGCGAAGCCCGGGCGCTGCGCCTGGTGCAGCGAGGGCGCGACCTGCTCGAAGTTCGCGCCGGCCATGTGCGGGCCGCGCGGAGGCGACTGCTTCTGCCTCGTGACCGACGCGAGCGGCAACGGCGTCTGCGCGTCGGCGCGATGAAGTACCCGCCCCACCCGCTCCAGAGGAAGGAGGTGGAGGCGCTGCTCAAGGCGTGCCGCGGAGGCTTCGCCGGGAGGCGCAACCGCGCCCACGTGGCCCTGCTCTACCGCACCGGGATCCGGGCAGGGGAGAGCTGCTCTCTCCTCTGCTCGGACCTCGAGCAGCGAGATGGGGCCACGGTGATCCGGGTGCGCGCGAGCAAGAGCGGTGCCGACCGTGACCTGGCGCTAGACGGGCGCGCGCTGAACCTGCTCGAGGAATGGCTCAAGACTCGTGCGCTGCTCCGAGGGGAAGAGCAAGACGGGCCTCTCTTCTGCACGCGCACGGGGAAGGCGGTCGGCACGCCGTACCTGCGCCAGCTCTTCCCGAGACTGGCTCGCTACGCGGGCATCTCGAGGCGCGTCCACCCTCACGCGCTTCGGCACACGTTCGCGCGCGAGCTCTACGACGAGAACAACGGGGTGGTCGAGATCCAGCTCGCGCTCGGCCATCGGAAGATCGCGACCACACAGGTCTACCTCCAGTCGATCGGCGCGACGGAGGTGAACGCCATTCTGCGCCGTCGGAGGTGGTGATGGGGGTCACGTGGGAGAGAGCGGTGCTAGACGGGGTGATCGCGACGGAGGTGATCTCGACCTGCAACAGGCTCGGCATTCTGCAACAGCTCGGGCACCAGTTCGATACGGACATCGGGCACGACACCCACTGCGGGCTCTCGACGGGCCAGGGGCCGGTCTGTGAGTGCGACGTGGTGCAGGTCCAGGTCGAAGTCGGAGGGAAGCGCCACCGATGGCTGCTCTACAAGGAGCCCTCCGGCTACCGGATGGACTACCTGGAAGGGGGGCTGCATTGAGGGTCCGCAAGCCGTTCGAGGAGACCGAGAAGAAGGTCGCTCGTGTGTGCTTCATCTTCCGCAACAGCGACGGGGTGGTCCTGACCGAGGTGTGCGACGAGAAGGGCCGGCGGCCGCTCCCGCACGTGCCGATCCATTCGCCGACCGGCTTCGAGATGGGCTACCAGGGCAGCGGGCCAGCCGACCTGGCGCTGGCCGTGCTCTGCGAGGCACTGCGCGTGCCGCCCGAGAACCGGACTGAGGCGTTCTTTCGGAAGGACATCTCGAAGGCCACCCATGTCGCGTGGGACTGCCACCAGCGGTACAAGCGGTCCTTCGTCGCGAAGTGGCACACGTGGGCGACGGTGGACCTCGACGAGGTGGAGAAATGGGCCGCGGCCCAGGAGGGGAAGCTGCGATGAAGGTGGAACGGGACGAGAACCGGGGGGAGTTCACGATCCGCTTCGGCGCGCGCACGTGGGAGTCGGGATGGGAGGCCGTCGAGAAGATCCGGGCCGAGGCCGCTGGCTACGGCTTCAAGGTGGTCCTGGCGAAGTTCTCGCAGCGCAAGCCCACCGGGAAGCGGATCAACGTCGCCGCGGTCATGGCCGAGCTCGGGCTGCGCCGCAACTACCCGTCCGAGGAGGAGATGGGCCGGTGGCTCGAGAAGATCGTGCTCGCGGCGGTCAACGCGCGCCCCTAGCCGACGACCTCTTCGACGATGACCTCGAGCCAGCCTCCGCGGCGCGGCGCCTGTTGCCAGTCGTAGCGGCGCTCGATCGAAAGGCGGTCGTGCTCCAGAATCCCGGCGCTGACCAAGCCATCGACGATCGCTTTTGCCGAAATCACCAGGTTGTCGAAGTCGGGCGCGACGGAGCTGTGGCGCGTAAGCAGGATCCGAGCCGAGGAGAGCGGCGCAGGCGGCCGCTTGCCAGCGGTGAGGAGCGCCACCGCGAGGTGCCACCGCTTCGCCTCGCGGTACTGGACCATCCGGTGACGCCGGGTCGCTTTCGTGTTGAGGCTCGGAAGGGGAAGGCGGAGCTCGAGCCGGTAGCTCAGAGCCAGCCCCCCTCCTCGAGCCACCGAGGATCCTGCTTGCAAGACGGGGCTCCACACCAGGGGTCATCGTCCCGGCCGGCGACGAGCAGTCCGCAGCCGTGGCAGCGCCAGAGCGAGAGCCGCTCGCGGATCTGCGCCAGTGCGTCGCCGATCGGCCGGAGCAGGCCGCGGTGCATCGAGAGGATCTTGCGGTCCACGTTCCACGGTACGGCCTTCTCGTAGAAGACCTCGGCCTCGATCCAACCGACGGCCAGGACGCAGCGCCCGGGCGGCATCGTGGTCTGGCAGAGGATCGTCTTGTGGTGGATCGCCTGGGTCGGGGGCGAGAGCAGCTTCCCGTCGGGCCAGTGCGTGCTCTTCACGTCGAGCTGGCGCCCGCCCTCGATCGTGAGGTCGGTGCCGCCGTCGGGGCCTTCCAGGAGCTCGCGCGAGACGGGTTGCAGGAAGAGGCGCCGAATAGCGATCTCGCCGACCACGCCGACCAGGTGCCGCTCGAGGGGCGTCGTCTTCGGCTTCGCGCTCGAGGCGTTCACGCTGGGCCCGTAGTGCGCGAACCGCTTGCGGTGCTCCACGTCGCGGAGCTCGGCGATCTCGGCGGCGAGCGCCAGGTCCGCCTCGCTGATCCAGAGGGCGCAGTGGCGGTTGCGCGGGAGGGCCAGGCCCTCCCGGTCGTGGGTCTGGAGGTCGCGCGGCGCCTCAGAAGAGCGAAAGATCGCCGTCGTCATCCCGGCCCCCCACCACCCGCAGCTTCGGCCTCGTCTCGGCCGGCACGAGCCGCTCGCCAGCGTCGCGGATGAAGAGCCCGAGCGGGCCCTCACCGCCAGTTCGCCGGCTCTTCGCCCAGGTCATCGAGATGGGCGCTGAGCCCGGGGCCGCGCCGTGGGCCCCCTTCGGGAGCCGCATCCGCACGATGCAGTCGGCCCAGTAGTCGAGCTTCCCGCCCTTCACCCCGCCCTGCTTGTTGGTCTCGGAGACCAGGAGCCAGGAGACGGCGCCCATGCTCATCCGGCGGGAGAGCATGGCCCACATGCCCAGCTCGCCAAGGGTCTCGAGGTAGCCCCCGCCCATCAGCTCGGCCACGGTGTTGATCGAGTCGAGCACCACGAGGATCGGGTCGCCGGCCGGGTCGGTCGCCGCCTCGATCTGAACGCGGAGGTCGTCGAACTCCTGGCCCCGTCCCACGTGGACGACGTGGAGAAAGTCCTGCGAGTCGAGGGTGGATGGGTAGGCGTCGAAGATCCTCCCGAGGCGCATCGCCACCTCGAAGCTGTCGAGCTCGGCCGAGAGGTAGACGACCTGCCACCGCTGCGTCGCCGCGGCCTCGACGGCCGAGGAGAGCGCGAGGCGGGTCTTCCCGATGCCGCGCTCGCCCGCGATGACCGAGACCCCGTAGAAGCCGCCAGCCGCCTCCTCGATCTGCGGGATGGTCGAGGGCCAGCGGCCGAGGAGATCCTCGAGCCGGCCAGGGATGATCTGCTGCTCCTCGCACTCGGTCCGGCCGTTGAGCGCCATCGAGAGGGCGACCCAGGCGCGCTCGGCTGCGGGGGTGGTCTGGTCGGCGAAGAAGTACGAGGGGTCGAGCAGGTTGCTCGGGGGCTTGCGGCGGGGCCCCTGGGTCATGCCCGCCCGCCCATGATCTTGCGAAGCGCGACGCGATGCACCTCGGGCGCCGGCGGCGGCGTCGCGGCCAGGAGCTCGCGCTGGCGCGCCGCGGCGGCGTCGCATTCGCGGCGCTCGAGCATCTCGCGCGCGCGGTCCAGGTCCCAGAGCCGCGCCTTCGCCCACCACTTCCTGATCGCCGCGCCGCGCCTCTTGTAGGCCCCGCGTCGCTTCTCCTCGAAGAGCTGGAAGGCGGGCCAGGTCGCGTCCCACCACGCGGCGACGAGCTCGACGGGGACTGGTTTTGAGCCGAACGGGTTCGTTTCAGAGAGCGCGCGCAGAAGCGTAGGCGCAAGGACCGGACGATCGAGGTCCATCCATCCACCCCCCAGCGGAAGGGTCCGATGATCGCATGGGGAGCCGGCGGCTGGAAGTCGCGAATTCACCCCAGTCGGCGGCTGCGCAGGAGCACGAGCTGGTCGCCATCGCGCGGCTCGGCGAGGCGGATCGCGTTGCCTTCGGGGAGCAGGATCCAGCCGCAGGCCGGGAGGAAGTCGGAGAGGTGGAGGTCGGGGAAGTAGGCGGAGAGGATCCGCACCGCCGTCTCGAGCTTCACGTCCGCTCCTGAGGTCCGCCGCTGTGGGTTTCCGCCCTCAAGGTTGCGCAGGACGAAGTGGTGGACGCCGATCTCGGCTGCGGCTTGCGCGTGGGTCCAGCCGCGCTTCTCCCGGGCCTTCACGAGCTGCTCTTGGAGGTGGTTCACGAGCTCCAGGGTAGCGGAGAGGCCGCAGATGCGGCAACCTGTTGCGACGGAGTGGATCTTTTTGAGGAATCCTCAATGAAAACGCCGGTGAAGCCTGGGATCTTCCGGGACGTGCCCCGGAACGACTACCACGCCTGGGACGCGGCCCACGCCACGGGCCTCAAGCGGTTCGAGAAGAGCGCCGCGCACGCGCGCGAGGCGATGCTCCACCCGCCCGAGCCGACCGCGGCGCTAGACGTGGGCGACGCGCTGCACGCCGCGGTGCTCGAGCCCGTGCGCTTCGCCACGGAGTACGCGGTGGCGCCGAAGCTGGATCGCCGGCGCAAGGCCGATCGCGAGGAGTGGGAGCAGTTCGAGGCTTCCCACCCGGGCGCCGTGGTCCTCAAGGAGAACGAGGGCGAGATGATCGCCGGCATGGCGGCCAGCGTGCGCGCGCACGAGACGGCGGCGCGCCTGATCGGAGCTCCGGGCGTGGTCGAGCTCTCTGCCTTCTGGTTCGACGCGGAGACGAAGATGCCCTGCAAGCTGCGCGCGGACCGTTTCACGAGCTTCGCCGGCTGGCCCTGCATCGTGGACCTCAAGAGCACGAAGGACGCCTCGCCGCGCGGCTTCCCGCGCGAGGCCACGACCTACGGCTACCACGTGCAGGCCGCCTGGTACCTCGACGGCCTCAACGCGATCGAGCGCGCCGAGCGCCGCTTCCTCTTCATCGCGGTCGAGAAGGAGCCGCCCTACGCGGCGGCGGTCTACGAGCTCGACGTGGTTTCCCTGGAGGCCGGCCGAACCCAAGCCCGGCGGTACTTGCTCGCCTGGTCGAAGGCGCGCAAGGACAACCTCTGGCCGGGATACCCGGCCGGCCTCACCACTTTGACCCTGCCCCCCTGGGCATTTCGAGAGGAGAACGTGGAATGAGGGCGCGTGTCCCGTCGGAGAAGGATCAGGAGAAGCGGCGCAAGGAGCGCCACGACAAGTTCCTCGAGCTGGCGCGCGGCCGCACGCGCCAGGTGATCGGGAAGATGCGCTGGCTCCGCAAGCTGGCGAACCGGCACAGCTACCTCTGGACCGAGCTCGAGGCGAAGCAGATCCTCGCGGTGGTCGAGAAGGAGTACGCGGCTCTGCATCACGCCTTCCTGCCGCCCGGAACGACCCACGAGATGCCCTTCGACTTCCAGCGGCCGGGCCAGGACGGCAACTACCCCGAGGAGGGAGAGAAGTGACCGCCGCTGCCCCGCCGCCGGCGCCGAAGAGCGAGGTCGCCAAGACCACGCCGATGCCGCCCCCCGCGATCTCGCTCGGCGCGCGCGGCGTCGAGCTCAAGAGCTTCGAGGAGCTCTTCCGCATGGCGACCGCGGCCGTGCGCGCCGGCTTCGCGCCAGAGGGTGTAAAGACCCCCGAACAGGCGCTCGTCGCGATGGAGTACGGCATGGAGCTGGGCTTCACGCCGATGCGCGCGCTCACGGTCTGCCCGGTCATCAACGGGCGCCCCTCGATCATGGGAGACGCCGCCCTGGCGCTGCTCCGCCGGGACGGCCTGATCGCCAGGGACGAGCCGATGGTCGCCTACGAAGGCGACGGGGACGCGCGTACCTGCACGGTCAGCTTCCCCAGCTCGCATCCAGGGATCGCCGCCAGCTTCTCGGTCCAGGACGCGAAGAAGGCCGGGCTCTGGGGGAAACGGGCGTGGGCCGGCTACCCCGACTGGATGCTCATGTGGCGCGCCACGGGCCGGGTCTGCCGTGTCCACTTCTCGGACGTGCTCCTGGGGCTCCCGCTGGCAGAGGAGGCGAGGGACTTTCCTCCCGTCCGTGGCACCTCGACCGCGCTGGCGCTCGGGCCCGGGCCCGGGAACCCGGACGCCCTGCTCGAGGCAGCCCTCGGGCCCCAGAACGTGGAGACGAGGGGCCCAGCCTTCTCGGAGGAGGTGATCGAGGCCGAGGTGGCCCCCCAGGCCGGGCAGATCGAGGAAGACCCCGTACCGCCCGGCTGGCGCCGCCTGGCGTGCGAGAAGTGCGGGACCGAGGACGACTACCCCATCGTGGGGAGCTTCGGCTGCACGGCCGATTGCGGGGCCTGGGTGGACGAGGCGGGGACCTGGACCTGGCCCAAGCCGCCCCCGGCGCAGCCCGCACCACAGGTCGGCTCGGGGCAGACGCCGCCTCCCGAGGAGCGGCTCCGAAGGGACGCGGTGCCGCTCGAGCGAGCGGCGCCCGCGCGCGCACCGCGCAGCACCAGGCCGAGGTCGAAGGCCGCGGAGCCCGAGGACTTCGACTTCGCGCCGCCGCCCGAGGGGGGGAAGTTCTGATGCGCGGCGTGGCCCTGGTCGAATGGTTGATGGAAACGGCGAAGCACTTCGCGGACGCCGACGGGATCGTGGTCTGCTTCCTGCGGAGGGACCTACCGGACGACGGAGGCGGGCTGGTTCACCAGCACGCGATCCACTTCGAGGGGGAGCTCACCACGGTCGAGATCCTGGGGCTGATCGAGAAGGCCAGGATCAAGGTCGAGCGCGCGATGGGCGACGAGGACGTGACCGTCCCCGCCAAGCCGCTCCTCACCTCGTAGCGCGCGGTCTCTTCGCGCGCGCCGTAGCCTTGCGCCGGTGCTGCCGCCTGACCCCCGGCGGCGCTGGCGCGGCGGGCGGGACCGGAGGCACCGGCTTCGCCCTCCGCGTCCCGCGCCATGCCTGGAACCTGCCCCAGAGCCGGAGCACGTCGAAACCGACGCGCCTTACCTCGGCCTGGAGAAGGTCCCTGGCGCGCAGCGTCACAGCGGCAGGAGCCGCAGGAGGCCGGCCAGGAGCTTGCCCTTCCAGCCGGTGCCGGAACGGCTCACGAGCGCGGCCGCAGCGAAGCGGAGCACCTTGCCCAGGATGACCACCGTGCCCCAGACGGCGCCGATGAGCTCGGCGTTGATCGCGTCGGCGGCCTCGGGCGGCAGCCCGGCCTTGAGCAGCAGCGCGGCGAGCCACGCCTTCACGCCGTCGCGCACGCCGCCAGCGACCGGGGGCGTCGCGGGGGCCGCGCCCTCCGGCGTCTTCGAGCGACCGAGGAAGTCAAACAGTCCCATGTCTTCGCCCTCCGATCAGGGGCTCAGAGTACACCGCTCGCCGGCCTCCCGCTGGACTTCGCAGACCAGGAGATCGGTCTTGCGCACGAGCTTCTCTACCTCCGCTTTCACCTCGTAGAGCAGCGTGCGGTTCGCCACCTGGTCCTCGGAGATGCCCGCGATCTGGTTCTTCATCAGCACGATGTCCGGGTGGTCCGAGATGGCCGTCTTCGTCGCGTTGGCGCCGAGGTAGGTGCCGCCGCCGCCGGCGCCCCCGATCAGCGCAGCGATGGCGATGGCCTTCCAGTCGAGCTGCATGGCTACCCCCTCACCACGAGAGCGTCGAAGGTGGGCAGGCTCTCGATCCCTCCACCCGCGAAGTCGATCTCGACCCGAATCTGCATCCCGAGCTCGAGGTCCGCGTGCGTCTGCTGCACGGTGCCCTGGTAGCCCCAGGAGTCGTCGTTCGCCACGGCCGTCCCGTACTGCGCCATCGAGATGTCGGCGCCGATCTTGCGCAGGAAGAGCGCGCGCGGCGAGATCGCAACCGCGGTGGCCCCGGCCAGGGTCACGATCGCCGGTAGCTGCGGGTGGTCCGCCACATCGGCCAGCGGGCTCCCTTCCTGCACGGTCGGCACCTGGATCTGGGTGATCGTGGTGATGAGCCTCGTCCCGTCGTCCTGGCGCAGCTCCACCTGGTCGCCCATCGAGTACAGCGAGTCCGCGCGCACGACCGGGAGGATCGTCGCGCCGCTGGCCTTGGTCCTGAGCCGGATCTCGCTCCCATCCTCGGCCGCGCTGGGCAGCGCCACCGCCAGCGTGATCCGGTCCTCGTCCGCGGGCGAGGTGTCAGGCGCCCCCGAGATGGTCGTCTCGTGAGCCGATCCGTCGTCGAGCTCGACCCGCACGGTGTCGCCTGCTCGCCAGGGCAGCGGGCGGATCTTCGGGATCGAGATGATCGTCTGCGCCGCGGCCTCGTTGCCGCGCACGTGCGTCACGAGGTCCGCGATCCTCGAGTCCTCGGTCGAATCGTAGAGTCGAGCCGTCACAGTGGCGCCCGTGATCGGTGTTTGCGCAGTTTCGTCCGTGGGCCCGGGCAGGCGGATCAGGGTGTCGCTGCGGTGAAAGATCGAGGTGCCGAGCTCGCTCATTCTGTCCCCCTCCCCTGGATCGCCAGCGCCGCCACCGCGCCAGCAGTCGCGTCAAGCGCAGGAACAGTCCCAGGATCGTTGGCCGAGATAGAGGCCACGGCTCCCACCGTAGCCGCAACGGCGGGCGCCGTCCCGGGGTCTTCGACCGACAGCGAGGCGACAGAGCCAGGCTCGCCGTGCGACAGGTCGATCCCTGGTGGCGCGTACTCGACCGTGAGCTGCGGGCCTGTCTCTCCTGGCTGGTTCTGCGACCAGAGGTATCGCTCCGTCCCGTTGATGTCCAAGAGCCTGCCGATCCGAAATGCCAGCCTCCCGTTCCAAGAGGCATCGCTCACTGCCTGCTGGAGAACCGACGCGAAGGCGAACGACTGGCTCGGGCTGTAGGCTGCGTCGCCGAGCGTGTAGACGACATTGATCGTCATGGCGATGACCGGAGGCAAGATGGACGCGCCGGTGGTGAAGACCGGAAGCAGGCGAACGTCCCCAGGGTCGGCGTATAGGCAATTCGACCAGCCGGCCGAGGGACCGAAATAGACGGCGTTGTCCACGGAGCCGTCGAAGGTCGAGAGCTGATAGACGCGGATGCTCGGGCTGCTCGTCGTGAGCACGGCGTCCGTCTTCAAAATCACGATGTACCGCTGGCCGGAAGCGACGGCGATCTGCTGCGCGCCACTGAACGTGAAGACCGAGCTCGTCTCCAACGTGGATAGGCTGTTGAAGGTGCGGAGGTCAGAGGTGGCCCTGAGGGTGTTCGGGAGATAGGCGCCGTTGCTCCCGATCGTGTCCCACACCTCTGCCCAGACGTTCCCGGCGCTGCTTCCAACGCGGGCCAGCCGGATGAGCACGCTCCCGAGCAAGCCGTTCCCGGTCGCAGTGAGCGTCTGCACCTGGCCGAAGCCGTACTGCCCGCGGTCGCTCTCGAAGCGCAGGTCGAAGTCGTTGGTGGTGGCCGCGTCACCGAGGTTCGCCGCCGCGGTGTCGCGGAAGCGCGTCCGCAGCCCGACGCCAGGCTGGGCGACCTGCGAGCGCGAGGCTGCGTCCCACTTGCCATCAGGCTTCAAGACGCTGACCAACATGCCAACGGCGGTGGCGTTGGTCGCCGAAGCCTTCACCGTGAGCTTCGCTCGCAGGATCGTGGAGCCGATCGGGATGGCGGAGAGGTCGTAGCGGAGCGCGATGATCTCATTGACCTCGCTCTTCGCGTCGGTGTTCCCCCACACGAGCGTCGTCGCGTAGGTATTGAGGTTCGCCGGCAGGGTCGAGATGTCGGTGAACCAGGTGTCGCCTGACGGCAGGACATCGGGCCCTGCCTCGGGGTTGACGGTGATCTCGGGCACGGTGGAGCTAGCGAGCCAGCGTGACGCGGCGGAGCATCGGCCTCATCTGGCGCCCTTCGAGGTACGGGTCCGGCAGGTCGCCTTGCTCCGCGATCAGCCCTTCCGCGGCCAGCGAAGCCAGGAGGTTCGGCGTCTTTCCGATCGGCCAGACGTGGATCGGGTCGTCGCCTCGATCCCAGCCCGGGAAGCGGATCTCGACCACGCGATAGATCCGACCGTCATCGAGCGGGATGTCGGTCCTCAGCAGCGCGCGGAAAATCCTCGCGGTCAACTGGCCCCACGCCGCGGTCTGGTCGTTCTCCATGATCGGCGCCGCCATCACGGAGAGCCGTCGGATCTGGCCGGCGGCGCTCAGCGTCTTCGGTTTGTAGATCGCGAAGTGTCCGATCGCGCGCCCGGTGGCGGCAAACTCCATCTTGAACATGAGCGACGGAGAATCCTTTTCCGGGTAGCTGTCCTCCCGGCAGAGCGTCGAGGGAAGCCCGTGCTTCGACAGGGTTCGCTCCGAATCGCGCACGTAGTCGATGAACTCCTGGCCTCCACGGAAGTTGGTGAAGCGGATCGGCCCGAGCTCGAAGGGAGGGATCGGCACTAAAGCACTGCCTCGGCGGTTGCGTGGATTTGAGACTGTCCCACGCCAGCCGTCTCGGTGATGCCGAAGCCGCTCGTTTGCTTGTTCACCACGGTCGGCGCATTGCCGTCGCTCCAGTTGGCATTCGCCGCCGACGGGTTGTAGGTGACGATCGTGGGGTCCTTCAGCATCGGCGGCGTGAGCCGCACGTCCACGCTGGTTTCCGTGAAACCGCCATCGGCACCACGCCCCAGAAGCGCACCGGACACGCCGATATTCTGCTGGGGTCTCGTCGTCTCTGGAAAGCTCTTCCAGAAGTAGCGGAGAGCGCGCGCGAACTCCTCGGCGATCGACTTGTGGGTGAATGCGGTGGCCGTGGCTCCGATCTCGAGCCTGGCGCCGGTGAGCCAGATGATGTCCGGCGTCCCGCCGCCCACGTAGCTCGTGTCGTCAGAGAAGATCAGCAGCGCCAGATTCGCGGCGTTGGCCGTGTCGATGGCGACGTTCTCGAGCTTGTACTCGGTCCAGGTGGTCCCGAGGGTGATGAGAGAGCTCACGCCCTCGTAGACCCAGGCCCCAGAGAGCGTCGGATCCACGCCCTCGGCCCCCCAGGTAGTGATGGGATCCGCGTTCGGAGCATCGGGCGTGCTCGGCCAGCAGAGCACTGCCGCCTTGAAGCGCGTCAGCGTCGAAGGCCCGGCGTTGGTCTTCATCCAGAACGAGACCGACACCACCTTGGTCCCGCCGAGCGCCGGCGCGGAGTCGGACTGCTCGAGCATCTGGCAGAACGCGAACTTCTCGCTCGCGGGACCGGCCGAAGGCGAGATGGCCGTGACCTTCATGCTGCGCGTGAAGCCGGCGGGCACGTCGGTATCGCGCTCGATCTTCACGATGTTCGCGGCGCCGGAGTTGACCAGGAACTTCCAGCCGTCCGCGACGTAGCCGCCGTCCACGGCCTGGTACTGGAGCGTGTTGTCGATCGTGGTCCCGCGCTGCCAGAGAAGCATCGCACCATTCAGGAGCAGGTTGAACCGCGCTGTGGCGGTAGACGCCAGGCCCTCGTAGTAGGAGCCCGTCTGGCCGTCGAGCAGATCCGCGTTGAGCCCGCTGCCGGGGCCCTCGTTCTTGAAGGCCGCGGTCCCGAGGTTGTCCCAGAGCGGGATCAGCCCGGCCCCGAGGCCAGTGGCCCGGAAGGACGCGCTGCGGGTGCCCTTCGAGATGTAGCGACGGATCGCGTTCGCATCGGCAGCGATCAAAATACTGTCCACGGTCACGATCAGGTCGGAACCGGACAGCGCGGCCGCCGTCACGTTGGCTTCAACCGCGGCGCTCGCGGTGTGGGTGATTCGGACGCGGCAGTCGATCGGGTAGTCGGCGACCGCGGGCGGGTTCGGCGTCGCGGCGACGCGCACGGAGCTCGTGCTCTCGCGCGTGACGACGTTGGCTCCGCCCTGGCCGTCGTGGAGCTGGATCCACTCCGCATCGTTGTACCAGCGCCGCAGGGCAGCGTGCGTCTCGCGCCCGGTGTCGTTCACCTGGGCACGGGTCATTCCCTCCTTCCAATTGTCGGGAGGGTTCGCCTGGTTCAGCGTCGCCGACGTGCTCCACTTGTGGATCTCGGCCACGGCCTACTCCTTGACCTGCTCGATCTCGAGGACGCTCTTCCTGTTGGCCGTGGTGTTGCCAAAGATCGTAGTGCCGGTCGATTGAGCCTCGATCGTCACCTTGTCTCCGGCGGCCGGAGTGATTTCGATGGTCGGGCTCCAGTGAACCCCTGCCGGACTCACCGTATCGCCGAGGAAGGTTGCGGAGCGGAAG